CAGCCACCCAGGTGAGTTGGATGGACCTTCAAAGGTGATCCTGCCGGTCATAGCCCCGCCGCTGAGCGGCATGAATGGGCCGCCAGCACCAGCGTAGCCTTGGAGATATTGCAGCGTGACGGCTTCCATCGCCGCTGTCGGATCGCGGCCAAGCAACACGGTGCTGCCGGTCGTCAGAACAAGGCCACCGCCGCCGGTAAGATACCCCAGCGACGACCCGCCGCTCCAGAACTGGATGGTTTGCCCGGAGACGATGTTCAGCGTGCCGCCAGTGATCGAGAAGCCGTAGCCGCCATCCCACAGCGTGATGTGCGCCGAGGTGTCCCAGCCGTTGTTGTTGGGTGCGATGCGGTTGCCGAGATGCAGCGGGCCGAGCGTGCCGGTGAAAGTGATCAGGGACGCTGTCGCGCCACTCCTATTGACGGTGAGCCACGCGTTCGCTGCGCTTTCAGTGTCGTTCAATGTGCGGAAATATAGCGAGCCGCCGCCCGCGATGGCATCCCACTTGCGGTTGTCTGCCGCTGCGCCGGTTTCATTCCACTCGTAGGTGGCGTTAGAACCCGCGACCACACGGATGGCGCTGCTGTTGCCGCCACCCGACTGAGTGCCGGTGATCTGCGAAGCAGTTAGTCCGGGGACTACCTGAAGTCCATAGTTGAATGTCGCTAAACCAGACGCCCGGTTGATGCTTAATACCGAACTGTAGGCGCCAGTGTCGGAAACCCTGGTGATGCTGAAGTTGCTGCCGGTGTCGCTGCCGCTCTCTGCGTCGGCACTGGCCTGGACGTTCCAGCGCGGCGCCCCTGATGTGAAGAATTGCAGCGTGCGCCATGTGCTGACTGGCCCGTCGATGTTGATCTGCGGGTTCGGCCCAGTAAAATACGCGCTGCCCGAAAAGTAAGCCTGCCACGTATCGCGCGTTATTTGAAACGCCGTGCCGTGGAACGAGCCATCGTTGTTGTAAGTGTAAAGCGCCAACCCCGCGCCGCCGTTGCCCGTGGTGCCGCCGCTTTCCGCATAATGATCCAATGCAAAAAGCCAACGAGAATATCCGGCGGACTGAAACTGGAAACCGGGACCGGTCGTCGCGGCAGCATTCACTGCGATGAAGGTTTGCCCGCTGGTCGATGTGCCGCTCGTCACCCCGCCGCTGAACTGCGCACCGCCGTCCCCAAGCGACAGCCATATTCTCGGTGCCGTCGTGCTGTCATTCAGCGCAGGCATCCCGGAGAAATACATCGAACCGGAATTATTGGAAATGCCGACCCAATAAGCGTTTCTATAGTCAGAGATGCCGATGCCGGGATGATTGGCCGAGTTGGCCAAGACCAGCAGTTGCTGGCCATAATTAAACCCGCCCCATGCGGCGCTGCCGCCCTGTATCTTCAGCGGACCGGAGAGTGTGCCGCCAATAAGCTGAAGGTAGTATTGGGCAAGGTAGTCGGTGTTCGGAAGATAGCCGACGAACCCACCGTCGACGTAGGCATTGATCAGGTTATTATACCACGAGAAACCGATGGTGTTGCCGCCATGCGGGATGCCGTTGTATTGAATACCGAGACCCCACAGAGTCAGCGTTCCGTTGGGAAACAGCGCCATCAAGTCGACTTTGACGTAGCCGTTCTGCGTGGCATACCAGCGGAAGCCGCCATAAGGGTAAAAGAGCGAAACGAAGTCAACCTCGCCCTGGCCTTGAGTCAGGTTGTTGGTGATGGCGAGGCCCCAGGTGCCGAGGCCGTTGATCACCGCTGAATTGGCGCTGGCGACAAATACCCCGTCGACCTGTAGCTGACCGGTGATCTCGCCACCCCTGAGCGGCAGCCACGGGCCACCGTTGCGCAGGATCAGGCCATCGACATACTGCGCCGTCGCGGCTTGCAGGCCGGTCGTTGGGTCTTGCGAGAGTGTGATCGCCATGCTGGCGGGCATGGTGATGCCGAAGCGATTGAAGCTGGCGACCTGCACCTGATTGATATCGGACGACGCGTCGTTCGGGTTGCCGTTATTGATCCACACGTCGAGGTATTCATAGCTCCACGCGTTGGAGCGGAACCCCGAGCGCAGCGATGCCGTCAGGCGCGCGCCCATATCAGTGTTTACGTCGAACGTGCCGCCAAATCGCAGCTTGCTCTCTAAATGCTGACCCCAGCCCGGTCGGAGGAACAAGTGCGCTGTCGTTGTAGTTGGTATGTAAGTGATCGTCAGTCCGCCGGTAAGCTCGCCGCCGATGAGCGGCAGGTATCTGCCAAGCGACGTGTTGAGATAGCTCAGCGTCACCGCTTCGTTGGTAGCAACCGGGTCTTCCCACAGATACAGCGGCCCCTGTAGCTGGCCACCCAGCGCGGTGAATACAGCGACCCAAGGCTTGCCATTCCACGAGCCGGTGCCGCCCTGCTGACGGAACCAGATGTTGGACACGCCCGATGATCCCACATCGGCCATGAAAAGCTGGAAGCCCCAGCTTGGGTTCACTCGGTAGGTGGTCAGCACCGTGCCCCAGTCGTTGCCGCCGCCGTAAGGCCCGTTGATCGGCGTTGCCGAGCCACCAACCTGATGGAAGGCCGTCGCGGTCGGCAGCGTGTTGAAGTCAAACGCACCGCTGTTCTGATAGGTGGCCGGGGTGAAGCCACCCGCCACGAAAGCAGTGGTCGCAAGGCTTGGGCTGTTGTCGCCTGTGCCGGGTGTCGGCGCGCGTGGGTTGCCAGTGAAGAACGGCGAGTCGTTCGGCGCACCGCCTGCGCCGGTCACATCCCCCAGTGTCAGCGTGACATCGCCTGTGCGGGTATTGAAGCTGGTGACGCCTGCATTATGCCGCGCATCGACGTATTGCCGGGTCGCTGCTTCCAGGGCGCCCCCAGGCCCAAGCTGTGGGTCGCGGAACAGCGTGATGGTGCCGCGCTGCATCCAGATACCGAGCGTATCGACGGTGAAGATGGATAGCAGGTTGACCCAGAACTGGTGCTTGGCGTTGCCCGCCGAGACGCCGTAATTGATGTATGCGGTGCCCGCAGCCGAGTCATAGGAAACATTGAAGCCAAAGCGGTTATTGTAGCCGCCATCATACAGCAGGATATGCCGCGTTAGATCGAGCGCATCAGCGGTAAGCTGCGCAGTTGTAATGTAAATCGGCCCCTGCAAACTGCCGCCTGAAAGTGGGAAGAATGGCCCGCCCGCACGATTGACCGCGCCATCGACATAGAACTTATGCGCCGCCTCGTAGTCCTGCACCGGATTGGGCGTCGGCAGCATCACCGAGTTCTGCGCGTAGACCGTGCCGACCGAGTTGATATACAGCAGCCGTCGCGATCCGCCGCCGCCCAGCACCATCCGGAAGTCAAACCCCGGATCGCTGCCGTTGCCGAGGTTGAACAGATTGATCTCGCCGCCACCGCCACTCAGGTTCCACTGGCCCCAGAACCCGCTGCCCCACGCTGGCACCGTCATCGAGTTGCCATTGAAAGCAAACGGGCTGTTGACCGTCAGCATGCCGTCCATCGTGTCGCCGTGGACGTTCACCCAGCGCGCGTCGCCGCCTGCGATGTTGATGGTGTTGGCATTCAGGTAGCCGAGGGTGATCGCTTCGTTGGTGGCGGTCGGCGGGTCGTGGCTCAGATAGACCGGGCCGTTGAAGGTGGCAGCACCATCGGCGCGCGAAATGTTCAACGCGACGTAAGCCTGCTGTGCATTGTCGGTGTAGCGCCACAGCCGGAAGCTCGACCCCTGATTGCCGCCAACCTCGTCGTCGTTGTCACCGAGCCGGATCAGCCAGCGTGGCGTCCCGGCCGTCATACCCATAATCTGTCGACCCTGCTGGGTTGACGACGCATTCAGGTTAATCGTTGGCCATGCGCAAGCTATAGTCAGCGTGTTGCTTAGTGTGCCTCCTGTGAGCGGCAAGAATGGCCCGCCGTTGCGGGTGATGACGCCATCCACATAGCCAGCGGTGGCGGCTTGCGTGGAAGCGGTGGGATCGCCTTTCAGTAGATACACCGCGCCCGTGACCGAGAGATCACCGTTCGGCGACAGCCACATGAGTTCCGTCAGCGCGCTGGCGTCGCTGTTCATCTGGAACCACTCGAAACTACGACCCGCCGCACCGTAAAGGTTGATGAAGGTCAGCGCATGAAAACCACCAAATGACAGAGCGCCTCCCCAAGTGGTGGTTGGGGTGGCTCCGCTAGCACCGCCCAGGATAACCAACGGGACGTTACGCGACTGTGTGGGCCAAAACGTGAGGCTGTCCTCACACGTCAATGGGCCGGTGAACGTGCCGCCCGTGGACGCCATAATGCGGTTCCACGGCGACCAGTTCCCGGGATACTCATCATCGACGCTGCGATACCATAGGGCGGGCTGGAAGCCACGCTGGCGCCCGCCCATCATAAGCTGGCCCTGCCAGCCCGCATTGCTGTTATAGGTGTGCAGCACTGAGGCGGTCTGATCGGGGTTGTCGCTCGGCCAGTTGGGCGCGCTGGCCTGATTGGTGATCGACAGGATGCCCATGAAGCCAAACGGGCTGACCGCGTTCAGATCATAGGCGCCAGCACCGATGTATTGCACACCCGGCACATAACCCCACTGCCCGCCGTGACGGCCCCACCAGTTCTGGTCGTTCGGCGCATCGACACCGAGCGGCGTGCGGCTGATGACGTAGCGCATCGTCACCGCTTCATTGGTCGCCGTTGGCGGATCGTGGCCCAGGTAAACCGGGCAGGATGTGTTTACGCCGCTCGCGTTGACCCAAAGCTTGTCGATGCCGCCGACGATGAAATAGTGGTTGTCGGTGGCGCTGACCGTGTAGTTCAGCCGGTATGCTGAAACGCCGAACCCATAGCCAGCACTGTGCAGCGTGATGTATTTCGATGTGTCTGTGGTGCTGCCGGTTGCCAGACTATCATCGAAGCTGATGCCGCCGGTCATCTTGCCGCCCGAGAACGGCAAGTAGCTTGTTAGTGCCCAGGTCACCGCGCTCCACGGCGTGGCCGAGTCATTGGTGGTCGGCCACTGGACCTGAAGCTGGCCCTGCATGGTATCGCCAGCAAGTTTGACCCTGGTGTCGCTCAACCATTGCAGGGTGTCCTGCACGGTCGTCGCGCCCGAGTAGACCTGTGGCAACACGGCGATCTGCGACGCGGTGAAATACACGAGGCCCAGCATCAGGTGGACCCAGACATCGCCGTCGCTGATGAGCCAGTCGTGCTGGGTGTAGGTGCTGGGCGGATACACTGGCGGGATGTGCGATCCCGGCGGCGGCGAGCCGGGGTTTGTCACGATGACGTAGTAACCCTTTGGCAAACTGTCCGGGGCGGGTAATGGGCCGGGTGATGGATATCCGGGATGTGAGATTTGAAATCCTGGCGTGAAAGTCACGACATCATTCGGCACATCGAGTTGGCCGACGAATACGAGGTTCTGCTCAAGCTGATTGATCTGGAGTTGCAGGCTTTGAATTTGCCCGTTGACCCAAAATAGCGGCGTCGCCATTTCATCGACGGTCGGCACGACATGCGGCAGATACAGTTCACCGGTCAGCGCGTTGTTGAACCCGGCACTGATCGGCAGGAACGGGCCACCTGCTTTGACGATGACGCCATCGACGTAGCCCATCGTCGCCGCGTCCATCTTGTCGGACGGCTCGCGGCTCAGTGCCACAGTGGCATTGCCCACCATGTGCAGACCGTAGCCATCAAACCATGCGTAATTGAGGCCGTTTATGCTGTTGGAGAACCAAATCTGATCATTTGAAACGATATTCAAGCTGGAAGATGTGATCGAGAAACCATAGCCGCCGAACAGCGTGATCCATTTGCTGGTGTCTGTCCGAGAAGCAGAGCCGGTATATAGGTTGCTGTTGAATACGATGCCGCCTTCCATCTGACCACCGCCCAGCGGCAGGAAGGTGTCGACGTAGCTACGCGGCACCGCAGCCGAAGTGTTGGTCGGCACGCGCGACAGGATGACATCAGCGCCCGATGCTATGTATAAGCCGTTGCTCTGTATCCACGCGGTATCGACGCCGCAGATAAATACGTGCTGGCTGTTCACGTCCGCAACGTAGTTCAGCCGCTTCGACCCCGATGCCGGTGGCGTAGTGACGCCAATACCAAACCCTGAGTGCAGGGTAATGTGATGCGTCACATCGGCCGGGCTTTGCCCCGACACATCGGCGAACACGATGCCGCCCTGCATGATGCCACCGCCGAGCGGCAGGTAGTTGCCGGTCTGGCTGGTGACGTAGCCCATCGTCACAGCTTCATTGGTCGCGGTCGGCGTTGTATGGCCAAGGATCAGCGGCGTGAGGATCGATACGAGGCCGTCCATGCGACGGATGCCGAACGGACTGGGATAGTTGACGTTGCCGTCGTCATGGAAGCGATTGATCAGGAAATCAGTGCCAGCATCGCCGCCGGTCTCTTGCTGGGTGCCGCCAAATTCCACCGACCAGCGGTTCCTGCCTTGTCGCTGCGAAGCGAAATACCCTGCCGCAGTGTTGCCTGGGCCTGCGACAATGTTCGTCGTGGTATTCCATACGACAGCGGGCCAGCCCGGCGTCGTCAGGTGGATCGCGGCAGAGAGGCCGGTGATGGTTGAGTCAATGTAGAGCGCATCGGTCAGCGGAAAGTTTACACCAGCGGTCAGCGGCAAATAGTTGCCGCCTGTGATCGGCACGAAATTATCCCGCAGCCATTTGAGCGGCACGACCTCCATGTCGGTAGAGGGGGTCTGGCTAACGTAGAGGCCAACGCCCTCCTTCACCCAGATGCCCGACAGGCCGAAACTCAGTGCCCAGGCGCCAGCCGCGATGACGTTCAAACTGCCCGGCGTGATGGTAAATCCGCCCCAGCCATCGAACAGCGAAATGTGCTGGGACATATCGGTCGGGACAGGCGTCGGGCTTCCTGGCGCAACCCTTTGCCCGAAACTCAGCCCGCCACCGAGTTGCCCACCGGTCAACAGCAGATACTTACCGGTCGGATCGATGGTCTTGACGTAGCCGAGGTTGACCGCCTGATTGTCGGCGGTCGGCACGTAATTGATGAACACCGAGCCGGTCGGCCAGAAATTCCCCTGCGCATCCAGCCGGGCCAACAGGTTGAGCGTCGTGCGGTCGCCGCTCATCTCATACCAGTTGAAACTATAGACCGCGTTCGACCACGCGTTGATGAAATCGGCGTCGCCCGCACCCGCATAATTAAAGCCGAGATACATCCCGAAATTATAGGCCGGGACGGTGCCGTTCATGTTGCCACCAAGGAACAACGGTGGCGCTGTCGTCGGGTTGGGATGGATTTCCAGTATGCCGTTGATGACGCCGCCTGTGAGCGGCAGGTAGGCGCCCTGCACGGCGGTGATGGCGTTGGTCACATACTCCAGCGTGACCGCCTCGTTGAGCGAGGTTGCGGTGTGGCTCAGATACAGCGGCCCCTGGAGCCACGTGCTGCCGTAGACCTGCAAGGCGTTGGTGATGCGATCATTGGCCGGGTCGCCCGTGCCAACCAGCAAGTTGCCAGCCGCCGTGGTCGCCATCACCGGCCGCATGATCACGCTGCCATTGGGCGTCGTGAGGAATTGCAGATAGGTGCCGTGCGACGTGGCGTTCCACTGTTCCTGGGCTTTTAGCTCGATCGCCGCCTGATCGCCGCTCCATGCCGCGCCGTCAAACCCGCGCCCGGTAAGCTGTAGCAGCGATTGTGTATACAGCACCTGCACCGGCGATGACATCGAGCCGGTGGCCGCGACACCGATCAGCGAGGGGTCGCCGCCGCCTGCCGAGACAAGGAACGTGCCGAACGTGGTCGAGCCGGTGCCGGTGGTCCACACCTGGGTGAACAGCGACTTATCGCCCGGCTGGTAACCGGTAAACGGAAAGCCAGTCGGATTGATGGTCAGCAAGCCGGTAAGATTGCCGCCGGTCAGTTTCAAATAGCCGCCGACCTGATCGTCAACGTAGCGTTTGTTGGCCGCTTCCAGATCGTGCTGCGGCGGCGACGCATTTAGAACGATCGGGCCGCCCATGTTCAGCGTGCCGTCAATCAGCCCGTCATAGAACGCATGGAATGACAGGCCGAGACCCTGGAATTGCGCTGGCACGTAGGTGTAGGCGCCGTTGATGTCGATGCCGAACAGGTCAGTCTCACCGACCGCACCGGACATATCGGTCGGCACTGGCATCACGGCGATGTAGAATGTGCCGAAGAAGTTCTGCAAACCGTAGACGATGCCCGGTGCCATGCCGCCGCCACCAAAGCCCAGCGCCGAGCCATACGGCGAGTGCGTCGCGGCTAGATAGAGATCGAGCGACATACCGGCCCAGTCATTACCGCCCGGCATAGCGCGTGTCGTGTCGATGATCAGTTCGCCGGTCAGCGTGCCGCCGGTCAGCAACAGGTATTTGCCAACCGGTGACATGATATCGACGTAGTGCTTGGTCGCGGCTTGCAGGTCAGCGCCAACCGGCGGGTCGCCTGCCGACAGCGTGACCGGCCCCAGCACATTGAGGTTGCCAGCGAGTTGGGTTGCGCCGGTCTGCCGCGCGATGGTCAGCACGTTGCCGAGTAGGGCGCCGAAATCGTCGTAGCGCGAAACTATGAAATCGGTGCCGACGCTGGTGCCGAGAACTTCCGGCGTGAAGCCGTCGCCCAAGGTGATCGCCCAGCGCCGCGCGCCGTTGCGTTGGCTTTGCAGGATGCCGACCGCGCCGGTCGCGGTCTGATTGTTCAGCGTGATGATCGGCCAGTAAGAACCGATGCCGGTGAGGCCGGTGAGGTTCAGCGCCGGGGTTTGGTAGTTGCTTTCGATATTGAGCGGGCCGGGGTTGATCGTGCCGCCGGTCAGCAGCAGGTATTTATTCGCCGGGCTTTGCTGATCGACGTAGTGCTTGGTCGCGGCTTCCAGATCGGTGTTGGGATCGGTGGCAAGAAACACCAGCGAGCCGAAATGCACATAGCCGGTCGCGCGCGTGATGGCGAATGGGCTGGGAAACAGCACGTTGCCGTTGTCGTCGAACCGGTTGATCTTGAAATTGGTGCCTGCGTCAAAGCCAGTCTCTTGCTCGGTGCCGCCGAACTCTACTGACCAGCGCGATTTGCCGTAACGCTGCGACTCAAAGTAGCCCGCAGCGGTGCCCGCTAGATCAGTGTTCCATTTGACGCCGGGCCAGCTTGGCCCGGTGGCGTGGACATAGAAGTTGGCATCAGACGCGCTCTGGATGGTCAGTGGTCCGGAGAGCGTGCCCCCGGTGAGAGGCAACACGCCGAGCCACGACTGGGTGCTGCCCTGGCGGCCGTAGATCAGCCCGTCGGTGGGTGCCTCGGGGAAAGGTGCCCCGACCGCCTTACTGCTGTCGTAGAGCAGTTTGCGGCCGGTAGCGTCCATGCTGGTCGGCACGCCCGCCCAGATTTTGACCGGGTCCGCCAGTTCCAGCCCGAGTTCGCCCACCAACAGCGTGTTGGCCGGTGGCGCGCTGCCAGAGTTCACCGTGTAGAGGTGCTGCACGGTCTCCCAGCGCGCGCCCGCGCGCGGGGCGGCTTCGTCGTCAGGTGGCGGCGGCGGGTAGTTTACCCCGTCCATACGCCCATCGCCCCGACTGCCCAGCCCAGCATGGCGCCGTCGCACACCCCGCCCGAGTAGGTCAGCGCCAGCATTTCAACGCCGCCGGTTCCGACAACCTGCATCCACCAATAGAGTTGCTGGCCGTAGATGGTATAATTCCACGGCCCGGCGCCCTCCATCGCGGTGACACTGACGTCGTAGCCCACGCTGACCTTGCTGACGCTCTTGTTGGTCATCAGGCCCGAGGAAATGCCCGGCACTGCCCCAGCCCCGCCACCGGCCGCGCGCGACGCGGCATACTGCCCCAGCGCCAGCATGTGCCCGGTGAACAGTTCCACCCCGAGCGTCATATAGCTGCCCCAGCGGTAGGGATTGAGCATGACGCTCCCGGTATCGATGAACAGTTGCACCCGCGCGTCGGGGTAAACCGTGTCGTCGCCGAACTCGGGGAAATGCGAACGGAAGGTCGCCGGGTCAGTGATGGTCGAGGTGGGCAGCGCGTGCGGCGTCGGCGCCGGAATACGCGGCGGCGGCCCTGGAACGAGTTGGACGGCGTCGCTCATCGGCTGCCTGCCAGTCGCGCCTGATCGCGCGCCAGCACCACCGAGCGACTATCTGGCGTGGGTGCCTGTGTCAGCGTTGGCGGCGTCGTGGTGGCAGGCGTATTGGGCGTCGACGGGGTCACCGACGGCGCCGTGGTGATCGAAGGCGAGACGCCTGCTTGCGGCGTCGGTGTCGACGGCCCGGTGACAAGGTCGCGCCCCTTGATCTGTCTGATGTCCTCGGGCTTGCGGCCATACGCCCGGGCGATTTCATGCTGCGGGCGCAGATCGCGACGGATGTTCCGCTCGCTCTCGCGCGGCGTGATGCCGCCACCGCCACCGCCGCGTGACTTGGCGGCCGCCGCGCGTGCCTCGGGCGACCAGTCATCCTTGGCCATCACCAAATCCTCCCGCCGCCGAACAGAATCAACAGCACCAGCAATATGACGATCAGCCCGATTCCACCGAACGCGGGTGGCCCATAGTAGCCGCCGCGATAGCCATAGTATCCGCCACCGAACCCGAACAGCACGATGACGATAACGAGCAACAGCACGAGGTTCATCGGCGGTTCTCCGTTCAAGAGGTGACGCCAATCGTCCAGCGTGGTCACGGCGGGCGCCAGACGGCGCCACGCGGCGTCGGCGCTACGGCGCGGACGATGGCAGCAAGGAAATCGTGGGGCCGTCCAGCGCCTCGGCAGGCTTGCCAGCGAAGGTGTGCATCTTGCGCTCCGACATATCCAGCCAGCCGCGCATATCGTCGGGGTTGGGGGCTGGCAGATCACTGGCGGGCGTCATCACCTCGGCGTTGGCCTGTGGCGGCGGCTGGGTCGCTGCCACCTGGGTGGCCACCGGCTCGTTGCGCCGCACCGCCTGCATCACCTCCAATTCCATCTGCTGATAGCTCGGCTGGGTCTGCCGGGGCGGCGTCACATAGCCCGCGAGGTGCGCCTGGACGAACCAGTGGTTGGCAGTCTCGTCGGGCACCTCAAAGATGCCCGGGTTGAACTGCTGTTTGCGTTCGTCGGGGGTCTGAAAAATGAACGCTTTGACGACGTGGATGGTTGGCATGGCTCACCCCTGATAGATTTTGGCGCGCACCGCCGCGTCCTTGGCTTCCAGCAATTTGCGCAGCGCGACCGTGCGTTCCGGGTTGCGTGGCAGGCTATCGACAATCAACACCGCAAGTTCGCCGAACGGTTTCGAGGTATCCTGCAAATCCCCGCGCAAATGCTCATAGGCGAAGAATTGCAGGATCGGCTCGATGCTCTCACGTCCTGTCATGGGTTATCCTTTCGGACCGGCAAAGTAGGTGCGGATGGCGTGCAGCTTGTGGCTGAATGTAATCTGCCGCCCGCTGGGCTGAAAAGAGGCGCGAAGCTGACCGGCCTAAATGCCGTCGCGCAGTAGCAATGTCTCGGGATACACCACCTCGATAACGCCGAGGCGGCCATAGTAGGTCGTGATGTTGTAAATCGACCGCCACTCCAACGGCGTCCGCGACAGCGGGGTCATTGGAAAGCGCACGCGGTCATACTGCTTGGTATAGGCCAGCATCCGGTTTGCCGAGCCGACGCCCGCATTGGACAACCACTTCAACGGCTGAATGTTGAGCGGCTTGCCGTTCTGCGTGTTGCAGATCGTGTTTTCCTGCAAATAGCGCAGCACCGAGATGTTGCCCGCCGTCGATACCTTGGCCGACACCATCATACCGAATTGCAGCGGCGGCACGCGGAGTTGGTCGGGTGCCTGCGCATAGCCCGAGTTCTGCCACGTGGTCGTCAGGATTTCGTTGACCTGGGCAATGATGTTGTCGGGTGCTGCCGCAGTCCATGCGCCGCCGCTTGCGTTGGCGACCGCGATCGACGGGTGGTTGATCAGCCCGTAGGTGCCGAGTGTGGCATCGCCGAGGTAGACCAGTTGGTCGGTGTCCATCAGGTGCTTGACGCGCATCACCTGATACTTCTGGTCGTCAATCGGGCGTCCTACGCGTTGCGCCGACTGTAGCTCTGGCTGTGTATACGACACCTCCATGCCCCAGAGGAACAACGGCTGCGGCGTTTTGCCGATGTCGAGTTGCGCGCCGCTGATCGTGTTGACGTTCTTGCCGATCCAGTTGATGCCAGCCGGGTTGATACCGCCTGCCACCGCGAAGCTGGAATTGGTGAACGACGACACTTCGTCGCCGATGGTGACATCCTCGCGCAGATCAATGTCGCGACCCCAGGTGACGCTATACAGCGGGTCGTGAATGGTCTGGTCGAGGCGTTCCAATTCACCGATCAAGAACGCGCCGGTCGAATCGTAGAACGACGAGTCGTAGGTAAACATGCCGCCGCGACGATTGCCGCCGCCGCCAGCACCGCTGTTGTGGCCAATGCCACCCCAGCCGTTCAGACTATCCAATGGCATTGGATTTCCCTTCAAGCTGATTCGATTGTGAGGATTTGGCGTATATACGCCAGTGTAGACTAGATCGCGGAGAAGTAGATTTCCGTGATGCCGTTGGCGTCGGCGGGTCCCATGAAGTAGCCGCGCACCGCCATCACCGAGGCCAGCGTGGTGCCGTCTGCGGTGATACCGCCGGTTACCTGTCCGCCCGCTGGCGCTGCCTTCCAGCAATACACCGGGGCACCCTTCACGGCCGCCACGGCGCCGCGCAGGATGACCGACATATAACCCCGGATCATCACCGAGGCCGGTTCCAACAGGCTGCCTTGCGGCGGGCTGTCCACCCCCAGCGCGGCTTGGTTGGAATTGGTCACGTAGGGCCGCACGTAGAGGCCATACACGACGCCGCCCGCATTCGGCCCGGTAGCAGGCGGATCACCCGCGACCGGCGGGCGCACCTTGCCGGTAGCGTCCATCACCAGCCCGCATCCGTAGAACGTCGGACCGGGTGGCAACAGATACTGTGCCTCGGTGTCGTTGGTGTGAGCGCGGTTGGGCGTGCCGTTGATGCCAGCCCCCATACGCAAGAGAAAAGCGACCATTTAATCGACCCCTCCTTTCAGGGTGCTTTAGGCTTCCCGGCTCGGCTCGTTGTTACGTCGCCCGCGACGTTGTTCGGTCGCGACCGCCGCCTCTTTTGCCGCCTCGGCTGCCTCGGCCGCCGCCTGGGCCTTGGCTTCGGCTTCCTCTTTCGCCGCCTCGGCTTCCATAGCTTCCTTCTCGGCGGTGACGTTGGGTGGTTCCGAAAGTGCGGCAGGGTTGGTCCGCGCCCATTGCTGGAAAGCGGATGCCAATTCCGGTGTGAAGAAATTGGCATAGACCTTGCGGGTGGCGCCGTTATTGGAAGCGACAGCGGTGAAGAATGCCGCCACTGGGCCACGCCACATATCCGGCACGAACACCATGCCGCCGACATACTGACCCCAGAGTGGTGACAGTATCGGATCGGTGGCGGGTGCTGCGGCTGGCAGTGAACCGATGATCACCGGAACCACCGGTTGGGTATCGGTCCAGCCAAGGATGGAATTGTCGTGCAGGATGGCCCACACCTTGCCGGGTTCGCCAGCGACGTCGTCGTTGTATTCGACGGTGATCAGCACCGAGCCGTCGAGCGATGGGAATACCGGCATCAGTGCACACTCCCCTGTGGGCCGAGACCGCCGTGCTTGGTCCAAAACTCGCGGTTGCGAGCGTTGATCTGGCGGATTTTCTCGGACTGGGCGTCGCGGAACGCGCGCGGATCACCGTCGGCGGAATAGGTCGCCTCGGATGGCCGCCCGGTGGCGTTGTTATGGGCGCGCACCTTGTCGGACGCGTCCATGAAGGCGTAGCGCACCGCATCACACGACATCGCCTTGATGCCGCCAGCGGTGAGGTAGCCCGCGATCACCGGCCCGGTGCGCTGATCGGTGATTGCCTTGGTGAGTGCGGCGCGCCGGATACCGCAGATCATTTCGCTGGCAACCTTGGGTCCCTGCGCCGCGTCCATGGTTGGGAACTTGATGCCCGGCGCGAGGATTTCGGCCCGCGCGCGGGTTTCCTGAATCAAGTTCTTGAACGCGGTGGACAGCCTGCCGCGATAGGCACTGTCGCCCATCTTGGATGGCCCGGTTTTCAGCGCCGGGTCGGCTTCCATCAGTTCGGCTTCGACGCCGGGCGGGTCCTGCGCGACCTGGGCGCCCTCGGTGTGACCGGTGGGCAGATCGTCGTCGGTGTCCTTCTTGTCGTCGTCGTCGCCCTTGTCGTCATCACCCTTGTCGTCGTCGCCCTTATCGTCGTCGCCCTTCTTGGCGAGCCACGGCGGCAGGCCGTCGTCCTTGCCCTTGCCCGTGATGCTGTCCAGCACCCGGTCAAGCTTCTTGTCCATCGACGTGAAGCCCTTTTCCAGCCGCGCCACGCGCGCGCCCAGCTTGCCGCTATCACCAACCGGCGCCTTGTCCTTGTCGTCGTCGTCGCCTTCGTGGTGATTGTGGATATTGACGATGGTGTGCTTGTCGCCACCGCCCTCGTCGCCGTCAGGCTCGTCGTGGTCGTCCTGATCCTTGACCTTGGCCCTGGCAGCCAAGGCCGCCTCGGCGTCTTGAATGACCGCGTTGACCGAGGCTTTGTCGCGCGACATGAACCCGCGCAAAATGTAGTCGGCAATGCTCCGCTTACTCATTCCGCCCTCCTTTCCTGGGGGGTAAAGTTTTAGATAGGCACGTCGGGGGGAGGGGGATCGACGCCGAGCAATTCCCAAAATTCGGTATCGAGTTCGTAGCCCTCATCAGTATCCAGCGCGGTCTCTAAAAGCTGGATCGCGTCCTGCCAGCTATCGAACGGCACTGCCATCATGTTGGGCGTGTCGCCGAATCGCTCCTTGTAGGCTTGGATGATGACTTGGTCGGGGTCGCGCCCCTCATCTGGATCGACGTTGGTTGCTGACATCAGGACGCTGCCTTTTGCATGTGTGGCGCCGCAACATTCACCAGTTTTGTTTCGTAACTGTCGGGGTTGGCTGGCCCGTCCTTCAAACCGGCACGCTCGGCGAGAATGTCGTCAAAATGCTGACAGCACTTTGGCGCGATCGTATGCAACATCTTGCGGTAAAGCGTGCCAAATTGATTGTTGGTCAGCGCGACATACTGCGCGAACATCTCGGCGGTCTTATAGGCTGGCATCCGTGTGTAATATGACTTGCCATGCCCGTTGCCGATCTGCTCATGGGTCATCGAGCCGATGAAATCCTGATATTCGGAATTGTGTCGACCGGGTTCCCGCCAGCCGTCGGTCAATGCCTGCATCGACTGGCCGCGTTCAACCTTTTCTGCGGCGGCAAGATTACCGTCGAGCAAATCCAAGATGGCGACTTTGGTTGTCAGCTTCGGCCCCGCAAAGGCGTTAATTTCAGCCACCGACAGCCCGCGTTTTTCTGCTTCAGCTTCCCAGTCATAGGCGTCTATCTTGGACGTGTAGCCGCCCCGATGCGCCTGGACTAATTTACGCGCCTCATCACCACGGTCCCGATCGGCACGGTATGACTGGTTGTTAAATTCGCGCTTGGGACCGAGACCCCAACCCGTTCCGTTCCAATCAATCGCATGGCCATATTCGTGTCGCCACGTGGACAGGCCGTCGTGCCCCATTTGAATATGGTGATCGCCCGGGTCGTAGTGGCAGCCCTTGTTCGCAGGCGAATCAACGCCGCCACCCTTGCCCGCCAGCGGCCGCATGGTCATCATCGCGGCGAGGATTTGCGGCGACGCGTGTTCCCACGCCTTGGCATGGAATTCGTGTTCCTTGGCGCCCCAGTATTTGCCCCGTTCTTTGAGAACCTCGCTGATGTGCTGCGGCTGTTTCTTGACCGGTTCCGGCGTCGGTGGCGGGGGTGGCGGGGCTGGACTGGGTGTCGGTGCGGGGGTTGGCGCCGGGGCGGCTGTATCGGCCTTGCGCGGCTTGGCGCGATAGGCTGAGAAATCGGTCTGCCACGCCTCGGCCATGTAGTCGATCAGTTCGTTGGCGTAGACCGACACCTTGCCGTGCAGTTCGCGGCCCGCCATCGCCTGGATTTGCTTGACCACGTCGATCGGCGGCTCGTTGTTTTCCAGCGCCCGCATGACCAGCGCCTTCATCTGCCGCGCCGAGGCACGCTTCGCGACCCACGCCTCGCGCGCGTCGGGCGTCATCTGAGCGAAACCGGTGACACGCTCGCGCAACCGCTGCGCCGGGTCGGGCAGGGGTGGCGGCGCCGGTTCCGGCTGCGCCTCTCTTTTCTTGCGCAGTTCGGGGCGCGCGACCGCTGTGCCATACATGCCAGCGGTTAGCTCGTGCGCCGTCTCGACGTGCTTGATCAGTTCGTTGGCGTAGGCCGCGACCGAGCCGTGCACCTCGGTGTGAGCGATGTCCTTCAGTCGCTGGATAACCGACTCGGGCGAATGTCCTTCGGTCAGCGCCTTGATGACGTGCGCCCGCATCTGCTTCGCCGAGTTGCGGATGCCGACCCATTTCTTGGAAGGTTCCGGCACCAACGACGCCATGTGGCGCAGGTAGTCGCTCGGTTGGTGGATGACGGTGCCAGCGCTGGTCGAGTGGATAACCGTGGTCGAGCCGCCGCCCGAGGTGAACCGGCCGCCGCCCTCGGTGCCCTTTGCCTCGCGCGGGTGTTCCGCCTCAACCCAGTCGTCCGCCCAGTCGATATCGAGCGTCGCGGGCCAGTCGATGTCGCGGGTGGCGGCACACCTGTCGCAGCCGCAACTATCGGCGAAACCAGGGGCGCGTCCCTCGATCTGCGCGGCCGCCTCGGCGGCCACCTCGTGACCGGTCGCAGCATGGATCAGCCCACGCCGCGCCTGCGCGATTTTAACGGGGCTGTCGGGCTGTGCGCGTGCGGCCCGGTAGTTTGCCTGCGCCCGCTCGTGGGCCGCCTCTGCGTGCGCCACATGGGCGGCAAACGGTGGGTCCTCGGGGTAGTCGATATCGGCAGTCCAGTCGTCGGCAACCGGGCGGGCCTGCTTGGCGCGTTTCGCCAGTTCCCGTTTCAGCCGCGTCAGGTGCTTGGTGTCGCCGCGCTTGCTGGCGCCCGCGATCAGATCATGCGCCGCCTGTAGCCGCTCGGTGCTGTAGTTGGTTTCCATGTTATACATCGTTGCGATGTAGCGCGCGGCGTCGGGCGTCTGCGGCAGGGCTGGCCCCTCGGCATAGTTCAGCAATTCCTGCCAGACACCCTTTTGGGTTTTGGTCAGCCTATCGGCCCACTCGTGCCCAGGACCGACCGACAGTTTGCCGTTGTGGAACGCGGTGAACGCCTCGGCGACAAATTCAAAGACGTTGTCCTGCCCATACGGCGACGTCTGGTCGTTGCGGATGCTCATGTTCTCGTTGGCGCCGACGCCAAGATGCTGCCTGACGATGTTCCACACCGTCACCGGATCAATCGCTTCCTCCAACGCGTGCGACAGCATGTGGCCAAATTCGTGGGTCAGGATGCCTTCGGGCGACGAATCGTTGACCAGCCCTTCCCATTCTTTGGCGTGCTTGGTCAGGAACTCCTCGTTCCACATCGCGGGCGATAGATAGACGTGACCGCCACGATGCGAGCCAAGCGCGTCGCTCTGAATATCGTCGTGCCGCACCTCCACGCGGTGCGGGCCTTCGGTGCCGAACCGGCCGCCCCGTTTGGCGATCGGGTATTGCTCCGACAGCTTGTCGATGAACGCCTGCGCACCCGACAGGGTGTGGACCGGCGCCTCGCCGCCAGCGGCCGCGACCTCGCCGCCGCTTTCGCCGCCACCGGCTTCGGTGAACTTGCCGGTATCCGGCTCGCGCGGGTGTTCGCTCTCAACGAACGCCGCCGCGTCGCAGGCTTCACAGGTGTCGGTATAAAGCGCCGCGCCGCTGTCCATGATGGTGCAGCGGGCGCCGCAGCGCGCCACATCGACCAGCGCCAAATGGTTGCAGACGATATTTTTCTGCCGCCCCATGCCCGGCGCGATCTGCTCATAGTGCGCGTCGTAGCCCACCGACACCGCGCGTTTGCCTTGCTTGATCAGATGAATGCCCACGGGCGTGGTGAACATCAGGTCGGCCAGCAACAGGTCGTCCTCGGCCCCGGTGCCCTGGCGCGGGTTGATCATCAGACCGATCGTGAGGTTGCCCCAGTTTTCGGGGCGCACTTCCTCCATCGGGTGGTCGTTGACGATCGGCTTGCCCTGAAATGACCGGATGCTTTCGGGGCGGAACACTTCGGTCGGCTCGCGGTGCACCGTCACCAACCCGTCGCTGTTCGGTTCCAGCGGCAGTTCGCTGTGGTGGTAGATTTGCTGGCCGCAGCGCGCCACCGCGACGCCCTCGGCGATCAGGTAGCCCTCGGGGCTTAGCGCGGTGTGCTTGCCCAATTTGGTGACCGTATAGAACCGCATGGCCACCCTCCCGCACGGGGTCAGAAAATAATTTGTGCTGGCACAAATAAATGCTTGCATTGCGTCCAGGGTTGGCGCATATATGTGCCACACCAAACGGACGGCCTAGCGCGCCAACGCGAACGCCGCCCCTGCTGAAAGGAGCAGCTTACCATGACCAACGACCACACCTTCGGTATCGAGATTGAGTGCTACTTGCCGGATGCCACCAACGCGACAGCGTGCGCGGCGGCGGTTACCGCCCGGCTCGGCTCACCGTGCGTTGCCGAAGGCTACAACCACACCACGCGCAGCCACTGGAAGATCGTGACCGATGGCAGCCTGGGCGATTACACACGCGGCATCGAGATCGTCTCGCCGGTCCTGCAAGGGCAGGATGGCTTGGACGCGACACGCCGCGTGATGGAAGCGCTGACCGATTTCGGCTGCACGGTTTCCAAGAAGTGCGGTTTGCATGTGCACGTTGGCGCAGGCGCCGCGCCGTCGCTGGATTTCTTCAAGAACCTGCAAAAGCTGTATGCCCATTTTGAGCCGGTGATCGATGGTTTCATGCCAGCCTCGCGGCGCAAGAGTGCCAACCCCTACTGCCGCTCGATCACTCATGTGGCGCTGCCCGCAGTCGATCGGGCGCCAGACCTCACTGGCATGATCCGGCTGATGACCGCGCATGGCGGCGAGGCGCGCTATCACAAGCTGAACCTCGACGCCTACCGCAAGCACCACACGGTCGAGTTCCGCCAGCACAGTGGCACGTTGGACGGCACCAAGGCGGTAAACTGGACCCTGTTCTGCCTGCGCATGGTGGACGCCGCCAAGGCCGGTGTGAGCATCGCCACCCAGGGCGTAGCGCAGACCAGCGCGGCGCGGCCGGGCAGCAAGGCATCCCTGGTCGGCGCCCTGTTGCAGCGCACTGAAGGCGTGACGCGCGCCGAAGCGATGGCCGCCACCGGCTGGCCCTCGATCAGCCTGCCGCAACAGGCGGCAGCGTGTGGCCTGGGCTTCACCACCCAGCGGACGGGGCGCGAGGTGCGCTACTTCGCGCAGGCGGCGGCGGCAACCAGCACGGTGCCCGCCACGCTCGACGGGCTGTTTGATACGCTGGCCTGCCCGCCCGATGAGCGCGATTACTTCCGCGCCCGGACGGCGAACCTGTCCGGTCCGGTGCAGTGGGCGGCATGATTGCCGCTAACTGACTTGCTTACCCCCTCACTGGCCTATATATGATACGGAGTGACCCAAAATGGATACAATGTTGAAACCCCCGACGAAGCGCCCCAACAAGCTGAACGCGGCCACCCTGGTCGCATGGCGTGACCGCATGGGCTACTCGCAGCGCGATGCCTGCATCGCCTTGGGGTGTTCGCGGGGCGCGTGGTCAACCTGGGAGAACGGCACCCACCACGTGCCGCGCTACATCGGCCTTGCCTGTGCCGCGCTGGCGCTGGGCATGACCACTTACGGCGACGATAGGAGCGTGTGATGACGGTGATGTTTGCCTACGGTTCAAACCTGAACCTTGACCAGATGGCGCGGCGCTGCCCCGACGCGGTGGCGCTGGGCAGGCTGCGGCTGGCTGATTGGCGGCTGGTGTTCCGGGGCGTCGCCGACTGCATCCCCGAGCCGGGCGCGGTCTGCTACGGCGGGGTCTGGCGCATCACGCCGCGCTGCGAGGTGGCGCTGGATGCTTACGAAGGAATCGCATCGGGGCTGTATCGTAAAGAATACGTGCCGATCAAGCGCACCCGCGAGGGTGAAACCGAGATGCTGATCTACATGATGAACAGCACCGGCATCATGCCGCCGAGCCAAGGCTACCTGAGAACCATCCGCGAGGGTTACCGCGACTTCCGCATGCCCAAGATTGCCCATAAGGGGCTGGACGAGGCGGTGCGGGACTCCTGGGACGATAAGGCGCCAACGCACATCGAGCGTCAGCGCCACCGCCGCAAGGGGCGGCCGCAGCTTGCGGCCTATCCCACGCCACCGGCCATGCCAGCGACCGGGCTATAAATCACGCTGGCTTATAGGAGACCATGATGACCATGATTGAACTGAGCAAGATCGTTTCGGACCGCGACTTTCGCAATGACAGCGACGAGGATGTCGCGCAGCAAGCCCCGGTGACCACACCGGTTTCGATCAACGTCGCGGCGATCCGCTGCTACTATCCGCGCCGCAACGATCGCCCTGGCAGCCGCCTCACCTTCACCGACGGCGGCGGCTTCGCGGTCAGCGAGTCTTACGACGAAGTGAGTGCCCTGCTGCACCGGGCGAGCTAACCTAAGCGGCAGCCGCCCGCGCCCCGGGACTCCTTCCCGCTCGGCGCTGCCCGGTCAGGGCCGTCGTCCCCTTGGCGGGGGGCGGCGGCCCGTCGCCGTTCTGTCATGCAACCAAATCGGCCGCGCCGCGTTCCCTAGCGGGTTCAACCCCGCTAGGAGATGTCCACATGCCAACCGACAACCGGGCAGCCGCCCAGGGCCTACTCGCCGCGCTGGATAAGATAGGGTCGGTTGCTGACGATCCGGAACAGGTGAAGCGGGCCGTCGCGGACGCCAGACGCGCCGTGGAGGCGTGGCGCGATCAGGGCGGCGCCTACCAGCCGGAACACAACCCCCCGCCGCCACCCACGCAACAGCGCCAGACGATGCCGGGATAAACTACTCGGGGATCACCGGCAGCGCGGTGCAACGGCAGTTCCAAATCTGGCCGGGGTGGCTGTGGTGATCCGGCGGGTCCGACAGCGGTGGGGCGTCCCACCGCTGGACGCTGCCGTGCAGCTTGCGATGGCTTTCCCGCACCTTCCAGTCCTTCGCGGTATACCAAATGTAACTTTCGGCACCGATATGCGTGCTGCGGGCCTGCACCAACACGGACGCGGTGCGGGCCGTCTCGGTCCGCGCGATCAGCGTGGCGCGGTTGCGCAGCCACTTTTCCGTCGCGTGCGGCGTCGCCTTGGCCAGCGCCTCGGCGAGTTCGGTGCGCGGTGGCGGGGTGCGGGTCCATCGCCCGCGTTCCGGGTCCCAGCCTGACTCGATCGCGGTCTTTTCCTCATAGCGACGGCCAGCTTCCAGCGCCTGCAACGACTGCTCATGCACCCAGCTTGCCGCCTCGCGCGGCAACGAGGTGATCAGGTGCACCTGATCCGCCATCAGCCGCTGCACCTCGGCGCCGATCGGTGCCTCGCGCAGTTCCTGCCGCAGCGCGGCACTCATGCCCCGGGTGTATTGTTCCCACGCGGTTTTATCGCGCCGGTTGGTTTCCGCGATCATCCGCCACGACACCGCCTGCGCCCATGGCTCGATCGCCTCGGCATAGTTGTCCAGCGCGTCGGTGATCGCCGGTATCTCATGCGGCTCGATAAAGCCCAGATCGCCGCTGTCGGTCAGCGCCTCAATGATCCGCACCACCTGTCGCGCCAGATGCCGCAGTTGGGCTGCGAAGCTGGTTTCCGCATGGCGGGCTTTGAAGAACCCGCTGTGACGCGGTTCCTCGGCGCGCTGACGGCGGCGTCGCTCGCGCCATTCCTCGGCATTCTCGCGCGCCACGGCTCAAGCCCGTTCGCGGCGATACCAGTTGATCCCGCGCACCACGCTGTCGCTGTCGCCACCAAACTCGTCGCCACCGCGTTTCTCCCCTGGCGGCTTAGGCACGGGCGGCGCGCCCGCCCCTGGCATCCCTGGGGGCTTCATCATGCCCGGTGGCCCACCCATGCCCGGTGGCCCGCCCATGCCGCCCATGGCCGCCATATCGCCCGGGTCGGGCTGTTCCCAGGGCGGCGGGGCTTCTTCGCTGTCCTTGATGTCTTGGTCGGTGATGTTGGTGAACCGGCCGGTCATGATGGAACTCTGCTTGAGTTCCTTCAGCGCCATCGTGGTCGAGATGATCCCGGCGCCATGCGCCTGCACCACCGTCGCCACGTCGCGCTCCGCGAGTTCGGCTTTCTCGGTTTCGTCTAGTTGCCGCAGCGAGTTGAATGTGAACCCGAACGTATCGGGCGGCTCGGTGCCCAGCGCGCTGCGGTGCACCACCTCAAACACCCCGGTCAGCGGCCGTCGCAGCCGCGCTTCCTGGGCGGCGCGGATCATGTCGTAGTATTGCCGCAGATCGGACTCGCCACTGGAATTCAACCCGGCGGGCGACTGGCCGAATAGTCTAACAAGGGGAATCCCTAACGCGCCGGAAATCTGCTGTCCCAGCGCCATGATGGTGTCCGATACGCCAGCGAACGAATATGACAGCGCCTCAAATTCGTCCTCGCTGTCGATCACCGTCATGCCGTTATTGCTTTGCAACCACCGCATGGCGTCCATCGACTGGTAGAAACCCTGCAACGGGTTGGGCATACCGGTCGGCGACTGCGCCGGGTTGCCCGCCATCGCCGCGAGTTGTTTGTATCCCTTCACCTTGTAAACTCTGAGATAGGCGCGGAACAGCAGTTCGGCGGCACCCATCGTGCCAGAATCAAACGCCAACAGACGATCGTATAGACGCTCGATCACCGACATGCCCCAGCCGTTCTCGGCCAGCTTTTGCCTGAAAGGCAAAGTAACCCCATCCATCCTGACACAACGGGTGTAATGGATGGTCATCTTCGGCATGAACGGCGCGTTGGCGACCACTTGATAGAACACCGGCAGGCCATAGTCGGGACCGAAATCCTGCACCAACACGTTGTAGCTGGGCTGGATCATCCACCGGTCGAGCGTCAGGAACCCCTTGAGTTGATCCTTTGCGATCGATTCTTTGACTAGCGGCGTCGCCATGTCCTGCCCGTCGATCAGCATGACCATCAGGCAGCCGCCATAGAGGCGCGACCATTTCACCGTCTCATTGAGCGATTGCCACAGGCACAGGTCGTTGATCACCTTGTGCAACTGCTCCACGTCGTCCGGGTCCATGTCGCTATTCAACGTGATGCCCGCGCGGGTCATATCATCCGCAACCACATCGACGGCGGCGCCGATAATCCACGACCCCCGATAGGCCCATTCCATCAGCAGGTTCAGCCGGGTGACCGGGTTGAACGTATGGGTCGAGTGGCTGAGTTGGTTTTGCTGGCCGAGGCCGATGCGAGCGACGAAATTAGAAATGTTGTCGGTGGTCAGATTGCCCAAATGGTCATTGGACGACCCCGCCTGCACGCGCACGCGCGGCTTGGCAGCCGGATCGCCGCCGTTGATATGATCAGACATCAGTAGGCCATGCGCGACCAGACGCTGATATCGCCCTCGGCCACGAGGTTGAACGCGCGCGAGGTGGAGTCAACATCATCATCATGTGGCAACTCCGGAAAGCCTTCCAGCATCTGTAGCCAGCGCTCGTTCCACGCGCCGCGCTGCACCAACACGTTGCCCGCCTCGGCCTGCGCCGAGAACGGCGCGAAGCGGGTGATCTTGTCGCCGGTCTCGGGTGACCACTCGATCGCATAGCCCGCCAGCATCCGCACGAAGGCGGCAATCTGCGCCTTGCCTGCTTGGCCCGGGTCCTGCGGGATGCCCACCTTGCAGCCGACGCCGTCCTGCGACGTCATGTTGGCGACCGCGCGTTCCACCTCGGCGGGGCTGCCCCGGAACCACGTGTGGTCCAGCACCACATAGCGCCCGTCGATGGTGCGGCCGATCTTGGTGGAACAGGTCCAGTCGGGGTCGTTCTCGGTGGTCTCCACCGTCGCCGCCAAATCCCAGCCGCGCCCGACCTCGGTGATCATCGGGCAAATATCCACGACTTGAATCCAGCGCCGATTGAAATAGAGGCCCGCCGACGGACGGATGTGCCAGTTGCCGTTGAGCAGCCGTTCGCGTTCCACCTGGGGCAGCATCATCAGGTTGCCGCGATAACCCGGGTCGTTGCGTTCCAGCGCCGGGTTGTCCGCCAGCTTGGCCGAGATGAAGGTCAGCGACTTGACCATCGCCTTGGTTAGCTTGGGGTGGTCGCGCAGCGCGGCGACCTTGCTGTCATACCATTGCAGGGCGTCGTCGTGCCCGCGCACGAAATAGCGCACCACGCCCGAGCGCTCGGGGATCGGATAACCGGTGGCGGGATCGATCCACCATTCGATCAGTTGCGCCACCCAGCTACCGGCGTCGGCGTTGCAGGACGCGCGTATATACGGACGTATTCTGGTCGGCGAACGGTTGCGCGACATCAGGTAGAAGAATTGCTGCTTGGTGAACGTGGTCAGTTCGTCAAAACACAAACAGCCGATCTGGCTGCCATGCCAGTCCAGCACGGTGTTGTCGTATTCAAGATGCGACAGCTTGACCATGCCTTTGCCGGGCCAGCGCCACTCCATGCGGTGCGACACCGGGATGCCTCGGGCATGAAAGAACAGCTTTTCCGATTCCGACCACAGCCCACCCGGCTTGCGCAGATCGGTGGTATTGCGACGGAACATGACCGAGTCAAAACTCTTAACCTGACTGGGATAGCGCATCGCCTCCAACAGCAGCGCCCAGCTTTTGCCCGATCCTGCGCTGCCGCCGAAGATCGCTATGTCGGCGTCGCTTTCGAGGAACATGCGCTGCGGCCCCTCTTGCGGGGCAATCGTCGTGCGCTCAAGCGTGGCACTCATGCGCGCGGTGTGCCATCGTCCAGTCGTGTGATGGCGACGTTGGCCCACATCGCAGCGGTGCGCAGGTGCCGCATCACATGATCCCGATCGAGACCGGGTGGCACATGCATCTCAACGAAGCTTGCGAACGTAGCGAATGCCTGCCGAAGATCGGCCATGTCGTCTAGCTGCGCGTCGGTCGGCTTCAAATATTCAAACGTGTTTCGGTGCATCACCAGAACCTCTGGTCGGCTTCCATCTGGCGCAGCAACAGCCACAGCAGAATCTTCGCGGTGCCGTCGCCGCCCCATGACTTGTTGGCTACCAGCGACGCGCGTAGCGCCTCGGTGCTGCCTTCCCACTTGCCGTCAGCGAACAGCGTGATGGCGCAGGGCGGCTCGCCGAGCGTGATGGTGAACGGATACCACGGCGAGTCCTGTAGCCTGAACGTGCTGGTGACGGTTTCGCCGCTCGGGATCGGGACGAACTTGATCTCCTCATCGCTCATGGATCGGTGCCCGTCGCTGCGGGTGGCGCCTCGGTGGCATCGCCGTCGATGGTCGGTGGCGCGTCGTCCGCCTCGGGCTGGTCGCGGCCGTTGGGCGGCATGTAGAAATGCACCACATCGTCGTCGCGCGAGGTTTCCGGGTCCGCCCCCGGGGCTTCCTTCGGCACCTGCCACGACGGCCCGCCATGGGTCAGCAACCAGAACCGCGCCGCCGCCATGTTGCCCGCCAGCGCTTCCTTCACCACCGTGTAGCCGACGCGGGCAACAATCTGGGCGCGGCCGGTTTTGATTTCTTTCTTGAAATACTTCACCAGCGTCGAGTGGTGGATATTCAGCGCCTGCGCGATCACTGCCTGAGTGTCGTTATTGGCGGCCAGCACCATCACGGTATGGCGCTGCTCGTTGGTCGGCACAAAGGCGGGGATACGCCCATTCTCATCACGCTCCGCGCGTGGCTGCCCACGGCTGATCCGCTGGCCGGGATTGAGTTCCACGACCACGTCGTCAGGCTGGTTGTCCTCCATTCGCCACCTCCCGGGTTGCGGTCTGGCCGGTGAATTGCTCCCAGCGCTGCACGCAAACGTCAGTATAGCCCGGGGTGATTTCCATGCAGTAGGCCACCCGCCCGGTCTGCTCGGCGGCGATCAGCGTGCCGCCCGATCCGGCAAACGGGTCGGCCACGGTGCGCGCCAGATCGGTCACGTCGATGATGGTGGTCAGCAGATCGACCGGTTTCTGCACCGCGTGCAACAGGTTGCCGGTGCGCTTGGCCTGGATCACGTTGCCCTGGGCTTTCTGCGGCGAGAACGGCGAACGCACGCGCAGGCCGCACATGATCAGTTCGTGCTGCATCCGCCAGCCGACGCCCATGCCCGGCGTGCCCTTGTCCCACACGATCATATTGCGCACGCCGTAGCCCGAGGATTCGACCACGTCGAACAGGTTGATCCACATCCGCCAGTCGGTGAAAATGTAGACGACGCCCGTGCCGAACCCCGAGACCACGGCTTTCATCAGCGCCATGTAGCCGCGCGTCGACAGCGTATCGTTGGCCACCATTTCGTCGCCGCGCGTCCCCACGCTGCCCGAGGCGCGGCCCGCTTCCTGAAAGCCGCCCGAGCAATACGGCGGATCGGTCAACAGCACGTCGATCGCTTCGCCCCGGGTCAGCTTGGTGATATCGGCGGGCGAAGTGGCATCGCCGCACATCACCCTGTGGCGGCCGCACAGCCAGACATCGCCCACCTGGGATATCGGCACCGGAGGCACCTCGGGCACCGCCTCCGCGTCGCCTGTGCCCTGCGACGGGCCTAGTCCCAGGATATCGTCAACCTCGTCCATGTCGAAGCCGGTGAGCGTCAGGTCCCAGCCCGCCATTTGCAGGCCGCCCAGTTCCATTTTCAGGGTGTCGTCGTTCCACGACGAATTCAGCGCCAGCTTGTTGTCGGCGATCACATAGGCCCGCTTCTGTTCGTCGGTCCAGTTGCGCGCCACCATGACCGGCACCTGGGGCAGTCGCAGCTTGCGCGCCGCCTCGACGCGGGCGTGGCCCGCGATCAGCATCCCGCTTTCGTCAACCAAGACCGGCATGGTCCAGCCCCACTGCTCGATCGAGCGGGCAATCTGTTTGATCTGCGCTGACGAATGCGACCGCGCATTCTTGCTGTAGGCAAGCAGCGTTTCGGTGTCGCGCCGCTCAACCGTGTCGGCTGGCCAATCTGGCATCGCGGAATTTCCTCAAAAATAATTTGCACGCGGTGGCGTTTTTCGCTTGCATCGGTTACCCAAAATGGATACAAGTTGTCCTGCACACAACGAACCAACCGGAGACCTCGACATGACCTACCGCGACGCCCTGAACGCCCTGCACGCCGCCCTGCCCACGCTCCCCGCCCGCGACGCCGACTTCGCTCAATCCCTGCTGTTGCAGTATACCGCCCGCCAGTCTCTGAGCGAAAAGCAGTGGCACTGGGTGCGCAAGCTGGCGGCCCCTCGGGCCGCTGCCCCTGCCCCCGTGGTGACCGCCAACGTCGGTGACTTCAGCGCGGTGATCGCGATGTTCGCCACGGCCGCCCAGACGAAGAAGTTCCCCAAGATCACGCTGGCGCTGGCCGACGGCCGTGCGGTGGTGCTGAAGGTGGCGGGCGCCCAGTCAGCGCAGCCCGGCACGGTCACCGTGACCGACGGCCGCCCGTTCGGCAGCAACGTATTTTACGGCCGGGTGGCGCCCTCGGGCGACTGGCAGGTTGCCCGCACGATCGACACTGAGACCGCCACCTCGGTGACCGCCCTGCTGACGCGCTTCGCGGCCGAGCCTCTGGCCATCGCGGCCGCCCACGGCCACGCGACGCACCGTTGCTGCTTCTGCAACATCACCCTGACCGACCCCCGTTCCAAGACGGCAGGATATGGGCCAATTTGCGCAGGCAAGTTTGGCCTAGCCTGGGGCTGACACCACAGCGGGGGCGACAGCCCCCGCGCCTGTTTCGGGAGGAAACCAAATGGGTCATATGATCATCACCGAGGCCGCGCTGGCTGCCATCTGCGCGTTGACCAATCAAAAGATACGCGAGGACGCGGCAATGGAACGTCGAGCGGACGGTTTGCTGTATGTGCCGATGCCCGACGATCTCATAGCAAACCTGAACGCCGCGCGGCTTCCAGGGGAGGACGACAGCCAACTGGCGCTGCGCGCGTTTGAAACGGTAGTTGCCAGACGGCGCACGACCGACGGCGGCCACCGCCGCGCCTCGTTACGCCGCTAGTTTCGGGAGGAAACCAAATGCCGCATCTGGTTCTGACCCAGGCCGCGCTGGACGCGATCTATGAGTTCGGCGACGGCCCGGTCGAAAGCGCCTGCCAGTCACTGCCCGACGGGCGTTGGTGGGTGCCGTTCGCCGCTGAGTCGCTGGCACGCTTGGACGAAGTGCGCCACGCTGGCGAGGATGATAGCCAAGTCATCCTGCGACTATTTCAACAGGCTCAGATCAACCGCCGCAGCCGCAGCGCCGACGGCGGCCACCGGCTCGCTGGGTTGCGCCGCTGAGAGTTGGGGTGTCGGACACTTTGCACGTGACGGACGCACACGGCGACATGGCCCGCCTCCCTACCGTCCCAGGCCCCTTGGGTAGTCATGCTGGGACGCATGGGCAAACCCTGTCCGACAGCAAATCTACAAGGGCAAGGCGGGCCGCGTTCACCGAGGAGGAAGCACTATGCAACGCGTGCCCGGTTGGTGGCATAGCCTGAACGGCATCACGCCAGCACGGCTGGAAGCGCTGCGACGCGAGGTGGTGCGGCGTGGCGTCAGCCCGAACGACCGCACTGCGGTCGAGCAAATCCTGCGTCAGCAGTGGCTGGATTATCTGCCACCATTAAAAGCGGAGAAACCGCAGGACCCTGGTTGACACTGTTACCCAAATTGGATACATAAGGCGGGCACACAGTGAACCACGAGGAACCCGCACATGGCCCAGCATCCCTACTTCACCAAGGTCAACGCCAGCGTTAAGGCCGCGTTTCGCGACCGCCCCGGCTTCGTCCCGGTCAAGGCCGACGTGTTCGGCACGTTCGCCTCGCTGCGCTTTGAGGGCGATCTGCCGGTGTCGCTGCTCACCGACATCGCCAAGCACGTCGAAGCCAACTTCCCCGAGTTCGCCAGCACGCCCGCGACGCGGGTGATGAACTACCAGTTTGGCGGCTCCGTCATTAACTGGTATCGCAACGCATGAAGCGGCCGCGCCACGGCCGTCGCGCGCCCGAGGACGGCGAAAAGCGGCGGCCCACGCTGGCCGACCGCTTCATCGCGCGGCGGTGGAGCGACTGGGAGCGCGCGGTGCATCCCAAGACGATCGCCCAGCTTCAGAAATCCGCCCGCGACGCGCGACGCTTCGTACTGGACGAGGCTGCCACGCTGCGGCTGGCCGAGATCATCGACAGCATCCCCGAGTTGCTGATCCGCGAACACCAGTTCGCCCGCGCCCCCTACGACCTCACCTGGGTCGAGTTCCCGTCGCATGTCCTGTGGTCCTACATGCACGAGCAACATCCGGAAGCCTATGAGGGGCTGGGGCGGTTCGGCGACCCCGATGCGTCCGACCACACGCTGGGCTACCTGATCGACCACGAGCGGGTCAACGTGATCTGCGGCGGCACCGTGGCGGACCCCGATACGCTGCCGCAGATCATGCCGCTGCAATATCGCCTGCATACCCCGATGGAGGATGCCGAACAGACCGAGTTCCGCCGCCTGTCGGGCATGACCAGCGAGTGGCACCTGAACGCCTTCCTGTGGGGTAGCACATACACCCGCCTAAGCCCCGAGGAGCGCGCTGTGGCCACCGACCGCAACAGCGTGGGGTTACTGCCATTGAACCCGCTGCACCCGCTGTATCCCCGCTACAGCGGCGACGGCGAGTGGTGCGACGCGGTGCGCGGCAGCATCGGCGAGTTGCGCAACATCATCGCCGTTTTATTGGTGCTGAACCGGCCGAGCCTGACGAAATACATTCGGTCAAACGAGATGACGCGCGGCTTCCACAAGGGCAAGCTGATGCCATACCTGTCGCACACCGTGGTGACGATCGACCTCGACGCACGGCCCACCCTCAAGCTGATCGGCACGCCTGCCGGTGACGCCGAACCAAAGCGTCGCGGCGAGGTGCGCGGCCACTACAAGCACGATGAAACCGCGCGCGACTTCAGCCGCATCGCGGGCTGTATCCACGAATATCAGCCGACGCACGGCCCCGACGACGATTGGGCGCCGTGGCCCGATCCGCCGCCCGGTGTGCCGGGCGATCCCGGCTGCGTCCGCAACTGGGTGTGCGCCGCGTGCGGCGGCAAGCGGTGGTGGCGCCGTGAGACCGGGCGCGGCGACGCGGCCAAGGGCTTCGTGGTGCATGACGGCTACGATGTTACTGCCTGAACAGGAAAGACCGACCATGACTGTCCGAGCTATGACCGTGAAACGCTACCATCAGGTGCTGGACGCGCTGCGCCTCAGTCAGCGCGCCCTGGCGCCCTTCCTGGGCTGCTCTGACCGGCTGCCGCGCGCCTGGGGCATGGGCACCCACACCATTCCGCCCGCCGTGGCGGACTGGCTGGAAGCCTGCGTCGACAACCGCCGCGCCCACCCTGACCCCCTGCCGCCGACCGAGGAGGAATGGCGGCGTCGCACCGGGGTGTATGATCGGGCCAAAACGGCCCGCGCACGACGGCGTCGGCTGCATTCGCCACCGCTGGCGCCGCCACGCAAGCGGCCACGCCCGCGCCCAACCAAAGGCATCACTCGGTTACCGGGAGAACAGCGATGAAACGGAAAGCCCACCGCGCCGACCGTGCTGGCGCCATTGATTGGGAGAAGCAACTGCGGTTCGACGTGGAATATGCCAAGGCGGCATTGTTTGAGATGGGCGGGCTGACGCCGATGTTCATCGTGCACTGTCCCGAGGGGACGCGGGTGTATGCCACGCCGTGGCACAACGAGGGAGAGAAACGCGCCACCCAGCGATTGCTGGCGCTGCGCGGTGCGGCCGACGGCGCTGTCGGCATCACCTTCATCGGCGAAGCCTGGATGCTGGTGTTGCAACAGCGGCCCGGTGAATCGGATGCCGAATACAATGCCCGCGCGACGGCGGTGCCGCCGTCCGAGGCCGAGGAACGGCAAGAGGTGCTGATGGTCACCAGCGAGTTCTACGACGCCGACGGCGACTATCAGGCGCTGTCCATCACCCTGGACATCGTGCGCAATGCGGCGGGCAAGATTACCGGCGCACCGCAACGCGGCGGGGTGGAGCATGTCGAAATGCGCCACGGCCAGATGCTGGCGCCGACGCCGCCCGACGCCGAACAGCGTCGCATCGCGGGGGCGCTGTATGACCGGATGACCAAGGTGATGGGCTTCCAGGCCCAGGTGCAGGTTATCCACCCAGCGGGGCACGCCTAGCAAAATAACGCTTGCATAGGTTACCCAAAATGGATACATAGGCGCTGCACACAACGAACCGAGTGAACCCCGATGGCCAACTTTCGCTACTTCGCAGACCTCGCCGACGGCACCACGGTGCAGCTTTCCAACGTGTGGCACGACGGGCACGTCTCGACCAAGGCGTGCCACTTTTTCGGCACCGCGCCCGACGGCAGCCGCAAGGTGCAGGCGACGCGCGCGATTGAGCGCAAGAGCAACCCTTCCAACCACACGTGCGACGCGCGCTGCCTGAACGCTCGGGGCTTCAAGTGCGAATGCTCCTGCGGTGGCAAGAACCACGGTGCTGGCGCCTTTGTCTGCGAGGCGGCGTGATGACCAGCTACCGCCCGACGTGGCGCCCGACCGAGGAACAGAAAGAACGCCATCGCCGGATGCGCCAGCGCCGCGCCACTCTGCGTCGGCAAATCCGTGCGGCCCAGCTACGCGCGATCACCCAGGCCGCTGCAACCCCCAAGACGGAGAATTGAGATGACTTGCCAATGGTTCCTGCGCTGCGAGCGGCCAGCGACGACCACGCTGCCGCACCCGATCCTCGGCCCCGTGCCGGTCTGCCAGTGCTGCGCCGACAAGGTGGCGCGGCTGTCCTGCAAGGCGGCCTGACCATGTACAGCCTTGAATACTGGCTGATGGCTGTCCAGGCCGTCTACGAATCGATGGACTGGGTTGCCGTTATCGTGGTCGCCATTATCGGCACCGCGATCTGTGACCTGATGACCGGCTTTCTGAAGGTGTTGAGATGATCGATTCTAACATCGTTGAACTGTGCCGCGCCTATGCCGACCTGATCTGCGCGGCGCGCAAGCTGCATGTCGCGTGGGTCCGATCGCCCGGCAACAGCAACTATGGGTCCTGCCTGATCGCAGCGGCGCACAAGCTTTACGGCGCCGCGCCGATCGACGCCATGCCGCACCTCGACACCGTCAAGCGGGTGCTGGAAATCGACACCACCATCACCACGGTCAGCGTGGTGTTACTGCGGGCGTCGCTGATGACGGAGGACGCGTCATGACCGACGCGTTTACCTGCGCCCGCTGCGGCGGCGTTTTCAACAAGAGATGGTCCGACGCCGAGGCCCTGGCAGAATACCGCGCGAACATGCCCGAGGTGCCGCCGGATGAGCCGACCGACGTGCTATGCGAGGACTGCTATCAGCGATTCATGGCGTGGCTGAAGGCGCACCCGGAGGAGCGGTTCCGATGACCGGCGAGTTCGACTACCTGCTAGACCCCACGCACAAGGCGCCCGAGGTGGTGCTGTCGCGCAAGCCGCCCGAGGCGGTGGTTCGGAAGGTGACGGCGCCGGAAACCGGTGCGCCGCCACCAACCCCACCCGAACGGCCGGGAGGAAGACCGGTTATTCGGGTTGAGATCGAAATCAACCAGGGCGGCGTCACCCGGGTCAAGCCCGGCTATTCCGGCCGGGTGGTTCTCGCCGCTGTGATCTGGGTCATCGTGCTGTTGATCCTGGCCACGCTGGCGCGCGCCGAGACGTGGACCTCGCGGCGCGACGGCTTCATGACGCGCTACCAGAGCGACGATGGCGGCACCGCGCAGTCCTACCAGCAAGGCTTCATGACCTACTATGACCAGACGCTGCCCGACGGCAGCGTGCGGCACTGCGAGTCCTACCAGCAAGGCTTTCAGACCGTGCTGCGGTGCAATCCCTGACGCTCGCGCGTGACGTAAACCGTGCGACTGGATTTGCCCAGTCTGGCTTCCAACACCTCGTTCAAAGCAATCAGCGCGTCGTCAACCGGCGCGCCTGCCAGCGCCAGATCGACCGCCGCCACGAGGCGCGTTATGCCGTTTGAGCGACCACGCGCGACATGACGCTCGCGCGCTGGCGTTAGGGTAGCTTCTGACATGCTGGGGTCCCCGTGCGGGTTGGGGTGCGGCGCAAATAGCGCGAGTGTGGGGAAATTGGTATGACGGCAAATCTGGTGCCGTCAAGCTATTCCGCGCGCTATCCCTTGGATGGGGCTGGGTTTTCGACTTGATGTGGTTCACCAATTTGGATACAAGAAACGCGGGCAACAGGCCCGTGCACACAATGAACAAAGGAACCCAACCCATGCCGTTTGATATGGCAATACTGGATGATTTCGTGCCGATGGATCACAAGCAGGTCCAGCCGGTCAGCGCCAAGGCGCTGAAGATTTACGATGCGGAAGGCGCGGAAATCCCGGGCTGGCACCACGTCGTCCACGGCACGACCGGCGCCACCCTGCGGGTCTGCCCCGAGGGCTACTCGCTGATTCAGAACGACCTCGCCATCGACACCATCGAAGCCGCGCTGCGGGCGTCCCGCCTCGACCTGACCGACGCCCGGTTCGGCTGTGACTACAGCCACGACGGCGCGCGCATGTTCGCCCAGTGGATCATGCCCGCCCATACCGCCAAGGTGCGGCAGGGGGTGGAGGCCAGCCTGCGAGTCGTGCTGCTCAATGCCTATGACGGCAGCACGTCGCTGTCGTGCCGCGTCGGCGCGTTCAACTGGGTCTGTGCCAACACCTCGGTCTCGGGCAAGGAGTTCGCTTCCTTCAAGTTCCGTCACTCGGGCAAGATCGATCTGGAACCTGCGGTGCGGCGGCTGGCCCAGGCGGCCGAGGAGCATGTCGAACAGGTGCGTCGCTGGGAGCGCTGGCCCGCCATCGCGGTCACCGACGTGCAGGCCCGTGCGGCGGTCTCGGCGCTGCCCAGGGTCACCGAGGCCATGGTGGACGGCTTGGTGCACGCGTGGCTGAAGGCGCGCGACGAGGACCCCCTGCAAGGCGGCGCCAACCTATGGTGCCTCTACAACGTGTTGACCGCATGGGCGTCGCGCGATCCGACCGGCGGTGCCAACCGGGCGTTCCGCAACTGGGAGCGCACCGAGAAGGTGGCTGCCCTGGTCGAGTCCAAGCTGTGGACCGAGTTGGCCACCGCGTAGGGAAAGCGCGGCAGGCGACAGGCGGGCGGCCGGGGGTTGTAGTGACATCCTCCCCCGGTCGCCTGTTTTGCGGAGGTAGCTCAATGGCAGAGTGGTCCGCTTTCCAAGGGACGACGGCGGTTCGATTCCGTCTCTCCGCTCCAACCTTGAAGGGGACACGATGACGTCGAGCAACCAAGCCGCCTTCGACCTCATCGTGGCGTTGCGCGGCGGCCTGCCTGCCGACTGCGATTTCTGCGGCCAGCCGTTCACCCAGGCGCGCTATCCGGTGCCCGAGGAAGCCGGTGCATGGGCCTGTCGCGAATGTCTGGACCGCTGGATCAAAAACAAGGAGCCTGGATATGGCTGATCACAAGCCCACGCTGTGCATCGACTTCGATGGTGTCGTGCACCGATATTCTAAAGGTTGGCAGAACGGCACGATCTACGATGACGTGACCCACGGCTTCTTTGAGTGGGCGGCCGAAGCACAGAAATACTTCAAGCTGGTGATCTATTCCAGTCGCTCAAAGGACATGGACCAGCGAACCCTGATGGCGATGTGGCTGTATGAGCAGCGCAACAAATGGATCGCGGCCCATGGCCCGACCGATGTCGATCTGATCGACATCGAGTTCGCCAGCGAGAAACCGCCCGCGTGGCTCACCATCGATGACCGGTGCATCAAGTTCGAAGGTTCCTGGGGCATGCTCGGACTGCAACCTGAACGACTACTGGCCTTCAAACCATGGAACGCACCACGATGAAGCTATGAAGATACGCCCAATCGTCGCTTGGTATGACATTTGGGTCGGCGTGTTCATCGACCGCGCTAAGCGGCGCATCTACATCTTGCCGGTGCCATGTATCGGCATTGTGGTAAACTACTAAAAGAGGCAACGTCATGAAATCCCAGATCGCCTACGCCCTGGCGCACCCGGTGTATGATCCCGACAAGGAAATCACGCGCGGGCATTACTGGGTCGCGACCGACCATATCTCGGCCTGCCTGACCGCCAATATCGGCATGGAGTGAGCCGTCTACGCCGGGGGGCGCCCGCTGTTTCAGCTATCGCTGGCGGTGCACGAGAGGCAAGGCCCGGTGCCGGTGGTCCGTTGGACCCCAATGATGGCGCGGCAGGTTGAGGCGGTGCGGGATCGTATCTTCGCCATGTGCGGCAGCGCCGAGGCGGTGATACCGCTCACCGACTATGAGGCGGCGGCGCTGGGAGCCACCCGCGTCACCATGCAGTGGCGCAAGCCGCTGTCGCTCACCGAGGTGGCGCAACTGGCACCGACGCCCGAGGTGCGGGCGCGGCCGGGCCGACCCTGACATTTTGTCCGTCATTTTGTCAGGGGGTTAAACGGGAACGTCAGCCGCTGTTGCGCTTGGCGTCCCGGCGCCGCGCCTTGTCCAGTTCGCTGACCCTGGCTTCCGCCGTCCGCACCGAGGGGCCGAACAGGTCAGCCACGCGACGCTTGGCTTTCGCGTCGTCACGCGCGGCTTTCTTGGCTTTGCGCTTGGCTTTCTTGTCCAGCGCCAGTCGCAACTGCTCAATCTCGGCTTGCAACGAAGTGATGCGCTTGTTGGTTTCGTTGGCCAGATGCGGGAACAACGTGCGCGACCACTCCTGCATGATGCGGTGAATGTCGCCGATCATGCCCGCCGCGACCGGGTCGGTGTGGGTGCCAAGCTGGCTCAGTTCCTGATGCATCCCGGTGACCGCGCGATGCAATATGGCCATCGCATTGGTGGCGCCTTCCGACGCGCGGATGGTCTCGCTACGCTGTTGCGCAATGCCATCGCGCAATGCGACGAAGCCGGTGTCCAGCGCGTCAATGGTCCTGGCCAATTGGTTGACGCCCTCTGGCACCACGTGCAGCCGCAGCGACGCGACCTCGCTGCGCAGGGCCGCCACCTCGGCTTGCAGGTCCCGCACCGGCCCGCCGGTCGGCGCCAGCGGCTGCCACGGCGATTGCTGCCAGCCTTTGGCCGGTGGCGGCTCGGGTTCAATCGGCAGGAACGGTTTGGCGTCGGCGGGCGCCTCGACCGGCAGCACCGTCGGCTTGGCAATTGCCGGGCGGCCACGGCGTTTGCCGGTGGGGCGACGGGTCATTGGGTCATCCTCATGCGGTCGGCGGGGAACTCTGCCAGTTGGGCGCTTACCATGCGTTCCAGCGCGGCCACACATTCCAGCATCTTACTGTAGTATGACAGCAACTGTGCAATTTCATGCTCTGCGGCGGCCATGCGTTCCTCAAGCTGGGCAACGTGCGCGTGCAGTTGGTCCAGCCGGTCCGCCACGCTGGTGACGCGCAGCGCCATATGGTCCGACGGTGGTCGCTGCTCACCCCGCAGCGCCAACCCGTAGTCGGTCAACATCGCGCGCAGTTCGCCCAGCGACTTGTTGCCGAATTGCGGGATTCTTTTAAGCTGATTCGCGTCGCAGGCGATCACCTCGCGCAGCGTTTTGAAGTTGCCGAAATGCGCCATGGTCAGGGTATTTTGCAGTCGCACACTGGGCATCACGTCCAGCGTGTCGAAGAACTGGTCCAGCGGCCAGTCCAACAGGTTGGCCGGGCGATCGGTCACCTGTGGCCCACAGCCTGCGAGCGTCCCTCACCGTCCACGACGTGGGGCACGGCTTTACCGTCCACCACATCGTAACACGTCCAGCGTTCAACGTCGGGCGCCGCATAGCTACCCTGCTTGTCCCCGATGCGGTCGCTCGCCGCTTGCGAATACATCACGCCGTGCTCTTTATCGAAGACGAATTCGTCGTCGCGCACACCAAAATGGCGCATCATCAGATAGCGATACTGGTTGTCCAACAATTGAGTGCCGACGATCTTTGCGTCCAGGCAGCGCCTGATAAATTCCTCACGCGTCATGGCGGCAGTCTCCTTCCTCGCGCCAGATCATCAGCGACGTCGCTGTCGAAATGCTGCACCAGTCTTTCTAAGATTACCAGTAGCTTCACTTTCTCTAAACGCGGGGTGGCAATACGCGGCACTCGTGACTCGCACCATTGCCGCAGCGTCATGTTGCGCAGGATAACAGCCTCGATCATCAGCAGTTGCGGCGGATGGAACAGCCGCACCGCACGGCGCATCTCCCGCACGGCGCGCATCTGAGCGACGGCGTCTGCCCCCATGCCGAAACGCGGCGCCGCGTTCAGCCCGACAAAGATCAGCGGGCGGGCGGCGGTGTAGCCCATGACCGCCACGTCGCAGACCTCGCGGAATTTGTCGGCGGCCATGATGTGCGCGGCGGTGATACCGGAATTCGGATGGCCCGACATTTTGCGCAGCGGGCAATAGCTGCGCCATGCGGTGATCTCGCGCGGCGCCCGCCTTGCACCGGGCGTCAGGTCGTCCGGGTCGCGCCACGTGGCGCGCATGGCATGGGGCGGGGGTGGCTCGGCGTCGGGCTGGGGCGCCGCTACACGGCGCTGGCGGGCGCGGCTGGGCAACTATGGTGCCCGACCACAACGGGGCATCCAGTAGCCTCGCAGGGCTGGCGGCGGGGTGGGGCACGCGGGGTCACGCGGGTTGCGCGTGCACTGGCCGTGCATGGCGCGCGTTAGCAGTGTGAGCGTGGAACAGACATCGCACCACCAACAGGCGATGCCGTTGCGGTCGTCGTCGGACAGATCGTCGGGAACCCGCATACGATCCCCCTGACGTGGTTCCGGCCGAGGTTGCCCCCGGCCGGTGCACACAATGAACCGAATGGGGGCACGTGCGCGGCGGCCCTTCACCCGGACATCGTGGCAGCGTTATAGCGGACGCTTGCGCGCTTGGCCATAGATGTGACCGCGACGGCGCATGTCCTGGCAGTCGGGACAGTATTCCTGCCCCCGGTTGGCGGTGGCGAACCAGAACTCGCAGTCGTCGCATTGCCGCTTCACCATGCCGGGCAGCGGGTCCCACGGCTCGGCGTTGATCCGGCGCGCCTCGGGGATGGTCGGGTTGCACACGTAGCGACGGGTCATCAGTGCAGCATCCGTTGCAGCGTCAGCGTGCGATGCCCACCGTCAATCAGCGCCCTGTCGGGCTGTTTGCGACCAGCGATGATATCAGCCCGCAGCGCTTCGATCCGGCGCAGCTTTTCCTCGCGCGAAACCTTCCGCTCCATGTCGTCATGACGCACACAGATCAAATGCGTATGCACCTTCTGGCGCTTGGCGTTCAGCGTGAAGGTGACCAGCGCACTGGTTGGCGGACCGATGAAGGTGCAGCGATCCGGCGGCATGGTATCGCCTAAACGGGTCTGCAATGTCGCCCAGCCCAGTACCGGGCGAACCAAAATGGTGTGGTCCTTTAGCAAGTCCTTCGGTTGGCCTATCTCATGCACCTTGATCGAGAACAGCGCGACTTCCTCGGTCTCCAGCGCTTGCAGTTCCGGCATAGGCTGACGCGTGGCAACCGTGAGCGCGGTATATGCCTCGTCGGTGTCGTTGTCCTGCACGTCGAATCCCAGCAAGTAATAGCCTGGGTTGGCGGGCACGATTTCAGCGAGCCTGCCAAGAAAATTGATTTCGCCGCCATGCAGATCGCCGCCCGCGTGCCAGATTTGCTCAGCCAGATCGTGCACCCCATGCGGCGCGTGCAGCGTGGGCCAGCCGTCCCCACCACCCGCGCCGCTCATAGCGGTGCCACCATGCGAATGGTTGCCTTCCAGTTCCTGCGGCGGAACTGGTCGCGCAGTTGGTCGGCGGTCTGCCCGATCGCCCAGCGCAGGATCGGCGCGGCTTCGGTGCAGCGTTCGTCGGTGATCTTTAGCGCGGCCACGAAATGCGGCGCTTCCACCCGCACCCAGTAGACATCAGGCGTCATGCCGCCACCGCGAACCGCGCCTCCTGATCGCGCAGGAAGTGCCACACCCACCCGGCCTTGTAGCCCTTGGCGATGCAGTAGTCGCGCACCTCGACCTCGGTGCGGCGGCGGCCCTTGAAGGCGCCGTATGACATGCGGCGCCATTTGGCCAGCCGGTCGCCCCGCTGGGCTTCCACAAGGGCGCCAGCGACTTCCTCGACCTCGCGCCTGCGGCCCTGGTTGACGCCGTCAGCGCCCACCACAGCGGCCGCGCGGGGCTGCTTGGTGATGCCGTCCAGGGTCCACTCGCGGTCTTCCTCGGGCAGCCCGTGGCGCAGCGTGTTGCCCGCGTGGTCCAGCACGATCAGCGGGGCACCGTCCGCCTTGGGGCGCATCCCCCGGCCGATCTGTTGCAGGCAGAGGATCAGCGAGGCGGTGGGACGCAACAGGATGACAGCGCCAACGCTCGGCACGTCCAGCCCCTCACTGATCAGGTCGCACGAGGTGAGAACGTCCAAGGTCGGGCCGTGATCTGCGCTCGACCTCCCCAGCGCCGCGATCAGGTTATCCCGGGTGACCTTCGGTGTTTGGCCATGAACGCAAGCAGAACGAAATCCAGCCGCCCGGAAATCTGCCGCCACCGCTTCCGCGTGTTCCACCGTGACACAGAACGCGATGGCAGATTTGCCCGCCGCCTTGGCGCGATATTCCGCGATGGCGTCACCGGTCACCACGTTGGCGCGTTCCGCCAGCGCATTGCCAGCCGCCCAGTCGCCCGCCACCTGTCGCAGCCCAGCGGTGTCGATGCGGCGGGGCGGCACGAAGCAACGGGTCGCGGCGAGGTGGCTAGCGTCGACCAGGGTCTGCATGGTGGGGCCACACACGATCCCGTCGAACAGGCCACCGGCTTGCAGCCCGAGGCCACGGCCGTCGGTGCGGGCGGGCGTCGCGGTGACACCCAACAGCTTGGCCCGGGGATGCGCCTGCAACAGCGCGGTCCATGTGTCGGCGCGGCAGTGATGCGCCTCATCGGCCACGATGAAGTCCAGATCGCCCAGGCTGGCCGGGCCGCGCGCGGTGATGGTTTGGATGGAAGCGACCAGCACCCGGGCGTCATGGTCGCGGTCCAGCCCGGCAGCGACGATGCCGTGCGGCACGCCACACCATGTCAGCTTGGCGGAAGCTTGGCTGATCAGTTCGCGGCGGTGCGCCAGCACGGCAACGCGCTTACCCTTAGCTGCCGCTGCTTGGACAATATGCGAGAACACCACGGTCTTTCCGCCACCCGTGGCCAACTGATACAGCACGGCCCTTTTGCCGTGTGCATACTGGCCACGAAGCGCAGCAATATCAACGATTTGGTAGTCACGGAGCGCGAGGGCGGGAGGGGCGATTTGGGCGCTGTCAAACATGGGTTTGGGTCCGGTTCAGAGTGTGCAACGTCCTGTCTTGTTACCCGAAATCGGCACAAATGTAAAGGGCGTTTTTCGTTTTCGGTTGGGTGCCAAAAACGCGCGGAAAAACTCGCGGCTAAAATCTCGCGACCGGTTTTGGTGCCCTATGCGGGAGAACCCCCCTTGGCGGCAGGGGGTTCTCACGCCTGAAATCTCGCGACCGGTTTTGGGCGCCCGTTAATTGCTCCCTACTACTCCCTTGACGTGCCCGAGCCGCACCGCGTCGGCGTCCACCTGGGCGCGGTGCGCCATGCAGGCCCACCGGGTCCCACGGTAGCCATAGCCAAACGGGGCTGGGGAGCGGCCACAGACGGCGCAGCGCTCGGGTGGCTCAATCGGGCGGGGTAACCGTGCCGGGGCCGTCTGGCGCGTCCTGGGGGGCGGGCGGCGGGGCATCAGCCCTCACCCTCGACCGGCGGGTGGTAGCGCGCGGTGAAATCGCCGTTGGGGCCGCAGCACCCGCCCAGCACGCCCAGCGCCACGGCCATGGCATCATCGCGCGCCGCCTGCTGTAGCCGGGGCGGCACGTACTCGGCGATCACCCAGCGCAGCGCGGCGATGTGCGCAGCCGTCACCCGGGCACCCTCAGTCATCGCTTTCACCCTCTGGTTGTGGCTTGTTGACTTTGTTGGCCAGTTTTGCGGTTTGTTGACCTTGTTGCCCTGTTTGGCCGTTTGTTGGCTTTGTTGCCCAGGCAATGTTGGCCATGTTGCTTCTGCGTAGAGCACTATAATGATTCGACCCCTCTCTCTCTTTTTTGTGACACCCGCACACGCCCGCGCGGGAACGCATATTTTTTTACCCGCACGCGCATACAACAAAGTCTACAAACCGGCTTCGGAATGATTGGCCGCACGGGCTGCCTGTCGCTCTGCGGCCGTCCGCTCGATTGCCTCACGAATGGCGTCCCGCCGCTCACGTTCCTCCTGGGCACGCTGGGCATAGGCGACGTGGACGCGGGGGTTGACCGTCCAGGCATTGGGCGGCTTGGTGGGGTTGGCAGGCTCGATCGGCTCCACCCAGCCATACAGGGCAAGCGATTCCATGACCGAGTAGAGCGCCCGCTTTTCCTCGGGCGCTTTCATCTGCTTGTAGTCCTGCATGATGTCGCGTGCGGTCACCACGTCCAGCTTGCGGGCAAGGATGTAGCCCGCGATCCAGCCCGCGTGATTGGTCTGCACGCTGTGGAAAATCATGGCGTCGGCGCGTTGCAGGTTGGGGAGCAGGATATCGCGCATGTAGCGGCGCACCCGGTCAGCGATCTCGGGGCGCACCGCGCCGGGCGGTGGTCCCAGGTTGCCTTGCACGTTGGCGGCGGCGATTTCGATCAGGTGGAACACGAGGCAGAGGCGGCCGAACACGCCGCTCCATTTGTCCAGCGTGCTTTGCACCCGCGACGTGGTCTCCACCCGCGCCATGGCTTCCAGCAAGGCGTCCACGTCCTCGCGGGCGGCGTGGGCCTGCTCATGCAGGCATACCACCGTCACCGGCCCGTCAGGGTCACCGGAGCGGGCAGGCCGCAGCGCCGCCAGCGCCGGGAACAGGTCACGATAGGCCAGCATGGCTGGATAATCTGGGGCACGGTCCTCGCCCCGGCCCTCGCGTGGCAGCGGCACGTCGAACAGGATACGCTGCAACAATCCGTCGTCAGCGGTCTCCTTGGCGATCTTTTGTATCACCTCGGGCTGAATGCCACCCAACAGGCAGCCCGACCAGCTTTGCACCACGAACGAGCCGCGCTGAATGCGGTCCACCGACCAGCGCCCGCCGTCATACAGCCGCAGATAGCTGCCACGATCGCCGCTGCTCCTGCCCTGCTGATATTTGTCGATGTTGCCAATGAATTCGCCCAGTTCGTCCTGCAAGACCAGTATCTTGCCAGCCGGTGTGCTGAATCTGGCTTCACCATCATCCCGCAGCACTTCGGATAACGCCTCGACCGTGGTGCTTTCCACGATGTAGCGGACGCGCCGGGGCGCTACCGGCGCTGGATCGGGCCGTCCCGCATCCTTCCACGCTTTTTCGTCGCGCTTGTATTGCGCCATGGCTTCGGCCCATTGCCGGTGGCCACCGGCTTCCATGGCGACGATCGGTTTGGTGGCGGCGCGGATGATCGGGGATTTCAGCACGCCCGGCCGCCCCACGATGGCGCCCCACAGCCGCGCGCCCTGGGTCCAGTCCCAGTCGCGTCGCTTGGGCTGGATCAGCCATGACTCGTGGATCACGGCGGAACAGGCGACGATAGCCGCCAGTGCGACCGAGGATGTGGCGGCGCCCATGCGTTCCGAGGTGTCTTTGATGAACGGCCACAGCGACGGCGGCACATGCTGCGGTCCCAGCACGCCGACAGCCTCCCGCACCACCTCGAAATCCACCGGCACGGGCCAGCCCGCGAAGCGCTCCCGCGCCGCGTCGATGCAGTCCTGCCAGATCGCCCACACGTCGGCGGTGAACAGCGCCGCGCCATGCTCGATGCGGCTGGCATAGGGTCCGTCGGGATAGTGCCCGAACGCCTCGGTCAGTAGCTCGGGCCGCAGCGCGGACGCGGTGGCGACGGCCGCTGCATGGAACGCCCCGATCACCTCGGACAGCGTCAGATGCTCGTCCTCGACCTCGCCGATCACGTGACGGATGATGTGCGGGGCGGTTTGGTATACCGCGTCCCAGGCAGGCGTCAGGTCGGCGTGCCACTCGCCGTTGCCCAGCATGGTCAACAGCCCCCCGGCGCGTGTGCCTCCCGAGGCCGTCGATAGCGGGCAGCAATCAATCGGGCATCAATGATAGGTGACGGATATGGGAATCCGGACATGCGACCTCGCTCCTCCCTTGCGTTCGGGTCGCGGATAGGGCAGAAATCCGTTGCGACTTCCTGCTCTGCACTATCTATCCGACGATCCGACCGCGTCAGGGCGGTTCATGATTGGCAGCAATACCGCCCCCGATCTGGCAGTCGGGGGCGTTGCTGTATCTGGGAAGGCTAGCCCGTCAGGTGGCTAACTACCAGACGCACCTAGTGTCATTCCGCTTTGAAACGGTCCCCCGATACACCCACAGGCTCAATGCAGGAACGCATGGTCCTCGGGGCTATCGTCATCCTCATCGTCAGCCGCGCGCGCCTGGGCGTCCATCATGGCATTGTGGAAAGAGTTGGCGACATGCAGCGCCAGCGCCGCGATGCAATGCGGGCAATCCTGCAAATGCTGCGATGTGGTCTTGAATTTGACGGTGACCGCGTCGTCGTCCTCAAGCACGTCGATCCTCAGATGCTGCTTCATGCGACGACCCCAGTGGCAGCCACCGGCCCCTGCCGCCCCCAGCGCGGGTCAGCGTTGTCGAACGTCATGAAGTCCACAAAATAAAACGCGCGTTGCTGCGATTGCGCGCCCAGCCACAGCACGAATTGCCGCATCCGGTGTTCGGTGAGGTTTTGTAATGGCTCAGCAAAATAACGCTTCAGACGTTTCGGGTGGAACTCGGTCAATACGGTGAATCGGCTGATCGGGAAGTCCACCAAATCGTGCACTTGCGGCAACAACGAGGGGAACGGTGTGCCGAGTTCTTGCAGCGTGGCGCCGACCAGCACGGCGTCCTCAATGCAGATCAGCAATACCACCAACGGCATGGCAAGCTGTTCCGATGCGAGACGATAGGCTTCATGGTTGGCGCGGTCGATGCCGTGAAATTTGACGCCTGCGCGCATCCAATTAGACCCAGGTGAACCGCCACGCGACTCATTGGCGCAGGTCTTGGTTTTGATTTCCACCAGCATCGGCCGGGTGCGAACCATCATACCATCGGGCGATACCAGCGTGCCTTGCCATTGCCGCACCAGGGACGCCCCGCGCGGGCCACCGGCCGCGATGTTGACATAGCTGTAGCCGTGCCGCCGCATGATGGCGGACGCCAGCAACTCGCCGCGTTCGCCCATGTCGCGTTTTTCCTCCGCGTTAGACATAGCGCGACACCAGCAATCCGATCGGCCCGAACACGTCGGCGAAGCGGGTGAGGTTGCTGCCGTAATAGAAGAACGCCTGCCCCTGGGTGGGCGAGTCGGCTTCCTGTCCGTTGATGTTGATGAAGCGGATGCGGCCGCGCGTGAAACAGATCATCGCGCAGGCTGATGCCGCGATATGGAACCACGCCGTGTCGGTGTAGTTGTGCGTCAGCATGACGGCTTCGGTGGTATGGCCGAGGCCAACTTCCTCCACCATCTTCTTGGCGAAATCCTCAATCGCTGGCTGCGCATAAGGCGGATTGAGCCACACCTTGCCGTGCCATTCCTGCGCCAACCCGTCGTCGGCGATGGTGAAATACTTGGTGGCCTGCACCGTCCGTTGGGCGTTGACGTGGGTGGCGGGGTCAAGGTCGATGGTGCCCATCACGGCGCGCGCGGCAGCGATATAGCGGGGCGGCGTATACCATTCGAATTCGCCTGTGCCCTCGGCGCGGTGGTTGTCCGCCGCGTCCAGCCCGGCCGCCTGTCGCGCCTTGTGGATGATCTTGTCGGCGTAGTCTGCCGCCGCCTCGGGGTCGGCCGCCACGCTCTCGGTGGTCATCCCGAGGCTGCCGCGCCAGCGCGCTACCATCTGGTGGCTGATGCCGGTGGCTTGTTCGTGCTGCCTCACAGTGGTCGAGCCACGATCTGCGCTCGACCACTGATTGCTACCCTGGCTCTCCCGCCCGCTGATCCGCGCATTCCAGTCGGCCACGAAGCCCGTCTGCTCGGCGACCTTGGCTTCGGCCGCCTCTATCAGCAATGGCCAGTTGGAAAGGTCGCCGCGCCGCGCCTCATCGGCAATGCCCGCAATCACTTCGCCAAGCTGGCGCAGCCTCGCGCGGGTTTGGGTGGGATCGAACTGGGTTAGATCGCCGTCGTGGCGCAGTGGTAGAATCTGCCCGCTCATCCTGCTTTCTCCCCTTGCATCAACCCAGCGATTTCATTCACGGCCTTGGAACGCCCCTATGAATGCCGATTGCAGCCAGTCCAGACGCCTTGCCTGTTTTGCCGCCGCCACGCAACCTTCGCCAAAGCGGTTTAGCTGACTTTTGGCGGTTAGCATATGCAATCTATCCAATAATTGCATACACTGGTCATAACGAAGCGCATCGTCGTTATTCGCACAAGTGACTAACGCATCGGCTACAATGCCAAGTTTGATTTTTAGTTCTTTGACGTTATTATCGCTCACCCCGTTTTTCTCCCCACCAACCCAGCACAGCGCAAACATAGATTGCGGTCCGCCGCGCCGCGCCGCAACACGACGCCCGCCTCGCGCGCCATATGCTGGCCCACGATCACGCAATGAACGTGGGCACCGCACGCGCACCGACGGCGCGCGAAGGCGCGTGCCAGTTCATTGTGGTAAGCCGCCAGCGCGGCGCGGTCAGGTGCCGATTTCATGGCCTTGGGTGCGCGCGCGTTCCGCGTGCCACTTCGCGCTCTCCTCTGCTCTCTTATGGTAATACCGTAGCTGCGCATCGGCGTCCTGCACGAACGACACCCAGCTTCCCGGCGCATAGTGACTGTGCGGCTCGAATGACCACGTCGGTTCGTCAGGCCCCATCCAGTAATACAGGGTCAGCAGGCCGTTATCGCTAATTCGGAAATAGTCACAGTGCACGTCGACCACCGTGCCGCCGGTCAGCGTCAGTCGGAAAAACTTGCGCTCCGCTCCTTCGTCAACCGGGTCGTGGCCGGGAATATACAGAATGCCTGCGGCGTCAAATTGCATCCGCTTCAGTTCTTCGTTCGTCCTCATTGGTTGCACTCCTGTTGGTTGGTGTCGAACGTCAATGCAGCATCCCCCATACCGCCATCTGGCGCCGATCCCCATCGGTCACCACGTCGGCCCATGCGGGCTGCCCACGGTCGCGCAACAGATGCGCCAGCGCGGCACCCCGGTTGGCAATGAACGCCCGCATCATCGGCGTCCAGGGGTGCTTGGACGGCAGCTTGGCCACCGCCTCGCTGCGCGCCTCATGCACCGCGACCAGCCGCGTGGCGGCTTCCGCCCAGGTGATGTCGTTGGCGTCGATCCGCTGACTGACCTCAAGTGACGTGCGTGCCGCGTTTTGCAACGCGATCAGCAGCGCGGTCTCCAGCGGCTTGCCGCGTGCCATTTGCAACATGCGGGGCGCCACGGTTTCGATAAATTCAACGCTGGTCTTGGTGTCCATGGTCCGCTGGCTTTTCACGCCACCACCTCAAGTATCGGCGCCTTGGCCTTGACGCGCTTGCTGGGTTTCGGCCGCGTGTCACCCTCACCGCGCAACAGGTCAGGCGCCCAGCCCGGCAGGCCATAGGCCAGCATCATCCGCCAATTGCCCTTGCCGTTCTGGCACAGCCGCTTGGCCGCCTTGACGATCAGCCGCTTCTCCAACAGCGGGATCGCACGCGGCGAAAAGCTGTCGCGCGGATAGCCGCAGATCACGGCGATTTCTGTGGTGGTCAGCGGATGCCCGACATGCCGCAGCGTGGCGATGAACTTGGCTTCCAGATCGACGGTATTGACGTGCGCCGCCGCTGAATGCGACGTGCCTGGATCGGTGCTGCGCGCCCGGCCTGCCATCATACCACCTCCATCGGAAACACCGTGCGACGCGAGCGTGGCACAGCCCACACGTCCAGATTGGCCAGACATGACCGCGCGTCGATGCACACCGCGATATCGGCACCGGCCAGCCGCGCGGATGCCATCACCGCGCCCTGCGCATCGGACAAGATGCCGTTCGGCCGTTTGATTTCCTGAAAATACGCCTTGGCCCGATACAGGAACATCAGGTCGGGAATGCCCGCGATAATGCCGAGCGTGGTCCGTGCGCCGGGCGCAATCGCCGCACTGTTGGAAATGTCATAGGCCCACCACATCACACCCTGCTTGGATAGCCGTCCCGGCAGGCCGATTTCCAGTCGCAGGCAGTCGGCGATCTGCCGATGCAGATCGAGTTCTTTCGGCTCCGGTATGGTCAGCTTGAACTGCTGTATCCGTGCCATCATGCTGCCGCCTTGTGTTTCTCGGCAAACTGAGTCGCTGCCCAATCCATGATCTGGGAACGCGACCGTTGCTCCCGCTCGCAAATCACGTCGATCTGCCGCAACACCTCGCGGTCAATCGTCATGGTGATCTGCACGCGCTGCCGCTCATGGGAGGAGCGTGGTAGCCCTCGGTTGGGTTTTTTGCTGTGTCGCATTTATCCACCTTGCATTTGGTATGTGTCCGTGTCAAGACGCCGCCATGAGCATGACCCAACCCCCTTCCGCCTATGTGCTGGAAAAGTCTGTGTCGCTGTATCAGCAGATTCAGGCCAAGCTTGCCGACGACCCCTCCATGGACCCCGACGAACTGGCGGCCAAGCTGCCAGCGCTGCCCGAGGATCAGTCCAAATGGCCGCATCCTTCGGTGCTGCTCCGTCAGGCAATTGACGCGGAAATCTGGTGCGAGCGGCGCGAAACCGAGGCGGCCAACCTCGCCAAGCGCTACACCGCGCGCAAGAACCGTTATGCCGAGCGCAGCGATCACCTCCGCGCCACCATCGTGCAGTTGCTTGACGTGTTGAGCATCACCGCAGCGGAGTCCGAACTGGGTAGCGTCAGCATGGTGAAGGCGCCGCCCAAGGTGATCGCCGACGTGGACTGGCTGCCCGAGCAATACATCCGCACCACCATCACAAGGGAACCCGATAAAATCGCGTTGGCCAAGGATTTGAAGGCATTGAAGCCGGGCGAAACCATTCCCGGCGCAGAGCTATCAAATCCAGGGTTGGTCGCGCGCATCACGCCGTTCTAATTCGCCCACAGAGGAAGCTGCCATGAATGACATTGTGCCCACCGGCAACACCCACCCCATGCTGGCGCTGATCCAGCGCGCGGCGGCCGATCCGAATTTCGATACCACGAAGTTTCAGGCGTTGCTGGACGCCTATAGCGCCGAGCGCAAGGTGCTGGCGCACCGCGCGTTCAACGAGGCGATGACGGACGCCGCGACCGAGATGCAGCAAGTGCCGAAGGACGCCAAGAACGATTATTTGCACAGCCGCTACGCCACCCTGCCCGGCATGCTGTCGGTGATCAAACCGGTCACCGCCCAGCATGGTCTGGCGTTCCGCTTCGGCACCCTGCCGCACCCCGACCCGGGCTGGATGACGGTCACGCTCATCCTGAGTTTGGGCGACCATGAGGAAATCACCGCGCTGCCCGGCCCGATCCTGTCGGGCGAAGGCATCCGGGGCGGCAAAACCCAGATGAACGCTTTGCAGGCGGTCGGCGGCACGGTCACCTACCTGTCGCGGTATTTGCTGGGCATGGTTTTCAGCCTGATCCAGCACATGCCCGACATTGCCGCCGATGACGATGGCGGCGATCCGACGCGCGGGCCGCGCCAGTCGCAGCCTGCGTCCCACCCGCCCGCGCAACATGCCCCGCCGCGCCCGCCACAGGGCGCCACAGCGCCTGCCGCCAACGGCCAGCCCAGTGACCCCACCGCGTGGCTGAAGCGGCTGGACACCCTGTTGGGCGGCTGCAAGGTGCTGGACGACATTGCCGCCGTGATGGGGCGCGACGCGATCAAGACGTGGCGCGACGGCGCCAGCCCGGCGGTGCGCGCCGACATCGACGCCCTGGTCGTCACCCACACCGCCCGCGTGGCGCCACAAGAGTCCACGCCAGCCGAATCGACTGCCATGACGGCGTTGCTGAACGAAATCAGCCGCGCCGACCAAACCATGCTGGACGCCCTGCCCACCAACCCGGTGTTCAATCAGGCGGTGCTGGGGCTGTCGTTCCCCGAACAGGACCGCATCGACGCGGCGATCAAGCTGCGCGCCGCCGACCTGGGGGTGGTGGCGTCATGAGCGACCAAGCTGCTCGCCCCATGACGCCCGACAGTCTCGGGACCGAACTTGCGCAAGTGGTCATCGAGATGATCAAGGACGGGCCGACTTATGCCCCGGACGGCTCTCATGTGGGGCTCTTCGGCATCTACTCGGTGGACGAACTGCTCGATATCGCCATTGAATTGGAAACCAAGGCAAAGCAGTCAGGCGATGCCGTGGCCGCGTTCGACCACCTGATGGGGGCAGCATGACCGAAGGCCCGCCCGACCTCAGCCCCGTGCGCGTCGCTGGCACCGCGCACGGCCCCACCCCTACCAACGTCGCGCCGCTGCGCCTGCCCGGCCACCTGACGCCCGAGGCGCACGCGGTGGCTGTCGAACGGCTGTGCGAGGCGATGATCCTGTGCGCCACCATCAGCCGCCCCGCCGCCGACGCTTTCCTGATGATGCTGAAGGTGGCCAGCGTCGCGGCCCCGTTCGGCGAGCATGGTGCCCAGGTCAGTAAAATCATCACCAGCCTAACCAAGCGCTTGGACGCGCATCTTGCTACACTGCCCAATCAGCCACCCCCGGCTGCATAG